TTCAGAAATGAATGAAACAATTAAAACTGAGTTTGGAGGAAAGGGTGCAGAGAGACCACCCTGGTTATCTGCTCTTAGTGGACCAGCAAAGGACGGCGCTAGAGATCTTGGTAAGAAAAAGACATATGCAATTGGAAGACAGGGAATGATGCCAGTTGGTGTGGATGATGCAGATAAGGTGGTATCTGTTGATGGTAAAGCTAACATTAATAAGGTTGATGGCAAATATATTAATGATTATGTAGATAAAGTTAATGCTATTCCGTACGGTTCTAGAGAATGGGGTCCGGATAAAACTGACGTAGAAGATTTAGATTTTATTCCTTTAATTTTTCATGATTTATGGAATAAGAAGGATATAGTTTTTAGAACTATGAATTTAGGAGCTATTACGGATACTGTTACACCAGAATGGACAGAACAGGATTTTATTGGAAGGAGTGTTCCAGCAGCCACTTACAGTAAAACTGATAGAAAATTTTCTTTTGATTTTGATGTATATCCAAAGACACGACAAGAATTTCCTATACTATTAGAGAAGGTTAATTATTTAGTTGGTTTATGTTATCCAAATTTAGATAAGTTTATGAGACAAGCAGGACCACTTATTAAGTTAACTGTTGGTGATATTTTAAGATCTCAAATGGGATATTTAACTGGATGTACAGTAACGTTTCCAGATGATAGTCCATGGGAAATTGATAAAGGTTTAAGATTTACAAAGAGAATAAACCTGTCGATAGATTTTACGTACATAGGTGGATACATTCCAATTGCGACTGGTAAACATTATGGATTGAGTTGGTTGGATGGGCAATCAATGGCAGCTACTGGTGTAGGGTATGAGAAGTTTCCTGGTAGAAATAAGGGAACGGTAAATCCGGATGAAGATGGAAATAAAATACCAGGCATAAATAATCTATTCGCAGAATTGGGTCAAGAATAATGTACAACAGATATAAAGAAGCAAGTATTAAAATACACAAAGATAATAGAAAACGATATTATAAGCCTTCGTTGTATCCTGATATTCCAGAAAAAGATACGGACATAATTCACATGGTAAAACCCGGTGAAAGGTTAGATCTTTTAGCACACCGGTATTACGGTGATGTTGGTTTATGGTGGGTAATAAGTAGAGCAAATAGACTTGATCCGTCAGACGTTGGATTAGATGCTGCGATCGAGCTTAGAATACCGAAAGACGTGGGAGAAGTATTACGTTCGTACAAAGCTTTAAATTTAGGTTAGTTTAATGGCCGGTTTTAGAAAAAATATTCATAAAAATATAAAAATAGGATTAGATGCAAGAGTAAAGGCGTTATCTAACTATTCAAAAACCTCTAGTGGAGAATTACGTTCTCCATTATTGGGTCCTGTATCTGATAGTGATGATTATGCGTTAACGTATGAGGAGCAAACTTCAAAGAGTCCGTACGTTAGAATGATTTCTCCAGGTACTGTAACAACACAAGTTTTATACGGAACGTTTAACGCTACATTAAAACAGGAAGTAGAAGATGCCTTTACTGGACTTTCTACTGGTGGAGATTCTCCTGATTTTTTTGAAAGTGTTCAAGATAGAATAGGACCCTCGGATACATCATATTATAATATGGATCCGGAAAAACATACTGGAGATATGGCTTTCGGTCGACCAAAACCAGGAATTACAAGTGCAAAGGTGGAGTTTATAAAGTACGGTGGAGCAGTTAGAAAAGCAACCGTTAACTGGGTTTGTTTCTCTTTAGACGAATTACAAATGTATACAGAAGGTTCTTTTTTATCAGCTGGAAGAAATATTATACTTGATTGGGGATGGGTTAGAAGTGGTAAGGGTAGTGAACAAGTTCCAAAGATTTTAATGGTAGAAAACGATAAGATTGTTTTAGACAGTAGATTATTTTCTCCTGATATAGTAGAAAGCAATACAGAGGGTGGAAAAAAGAAAGTAAAAAATCATCCTTCTTCATGGGATATGCTATGGAAGGAACATTATGGAGATTGGGGTGGAATGATTGGAATTATTTCTAACTTTAGTTGGACTATGAATACTGATGGAAGTTTTGGGTGCATGACAGAAATAATGGCAAAAGGATCAAGTGTTTTTGATCAACCGATTCCTAGCCCGAAAAAAGAACAGATGAGTGAATTACCTATGGGTCAACAGACTTTTGATAGGTTTATGGTAGATTTGATGAAGGATGCGGCAGATGGTAAAGTTGATGCTGATATATTAGCAGGTCCGGCTCTTAATATTAAAGAGAGATGTAATACTTTAGATATTGAAATATTAACAAAATGTTTTGGTAACGTTTTAGAAGCTAAAGCAATAATGAGACAAGCTGTATCGGATGCTCAAAACTCCGGTGAAGATGTAGATCAGGCTATAGAAGATTTAGAAGTAATAGAATTACCTTGTGTTCGTTCAGCAGAGAAGAATAATATAGTTATCATTTTACGTCCTACGAAATCCGGAACTCTACCGGAAGCAGCCGGAGGAGATCTACAAATTTTAGAATATTTTGATGAAGATCCTGATACGTTAGAATTTGAAAAGGCAGTAAAAAAAGCTGGAGACATATCTACGGATATTTGGGTTAGGTGGGGCTGGTTTGAAGATAATGTTGTATCTTACTATGCAGTAGAAAGAACTAAAGAATCAGATTGTGCAGAAGCTGAGTTTAGATCGGTATCCACCACAGCAGATGAAACTGGACAGTTGAATTCTGTTGTGATAGCAAATTCAGAAAATTTATACACTATTGATCCAAACGTTTGTCTACTTCCAGGACAGTATCCTGCAAGTTGGCATCAAAAACCACCTGATGAGATAGACGGAGTTTCACGGGCAGAAATAGCAGAAAAGCAAATATATTACGAATTAGCTGCGCATATTAATGCTAATTGTGAAAAATTTGCAGTAGATTCGGATGATTGGAATAAGGGCGGTTATCTTAGAAATATAATGGTTAATTTATCTCAAATTCAAGCCGCATTTTCAGGTCCTGGAGAATCTATTCAAAGTGCCATGCTTAAGTTGGCGAATAGTTTAAATGCTGGAGTAAAAGTTTGGAATTTTGACGTTGATAAGTCTGATCCTGGAGATGGTCCAACTACTGCAATAACAACTTATTTTATTCATACTCCTGATAGTGGACCTGAGGAAGAAGAAGTTGTTGAAGATAATAGTAAGCCAGAAAATTCATACGTTTTTGAAAATAATGGATTTAATTCTCTAGTAACTGATATTAATATGTCGTCTACTCTTCCAGATAAATTTGCAATGATGGCTGGATACGGACAAACTAGAGCAGAAGAGGATTCTAAACCTTCTGCACAAACAAATCCAGATATTGTTAGAGCATTGTTAAGAGATAGAGGAGATACGTCCGAAGAAGCCAAACAAGCTAAAGCTATGGGAGAATTTTTCTCTAATCCAAAGAATAAACAAGTTATAGGAACTTTACAAAAAACTCAATCTGAATACGCTGAGTACGGCCATTTAGATGGTAAAAATAAGATTGGTGAATTACATGAGACGGGATTGTCTTTAGAGAACGGTGGTAGTCAATGGAATCACACCTTTGGAGATACTCTTATAGCATTGAATCCAACTTCTAAAGCAAATTACGCTAAGCAGTTCGAATCGAAATACATAGATTCTGTGTCTGCTGGACAATCACAAATAGTAGCTACACAAGGTGGAGAAATTAAGGCATTGTCCGAACAGAAAGATTTAAATATTATGGCTTGGCCGTCTACAGATGCCAATGATCCTCTAAATAAAAAATTAAGATTAGAATTTAAAAAACCTTACGATCAAACTGGAAAATTAAGATCTCATTTTATATCTACTATTAAGTGGTACCATGAGGATTCTCCACTTACGAAAGTAGGAGCTAATTCAAAAACACTAACGTTACCTATAACTTTAAGCATGACAATAGATGGATGTTCCGGCTTATTTGCCGGCAACATGTTTAGGTTGTCGTATTTACCAGCTGAAATGTATGGTCAAACTGATATGAATTCAGGAGCTAGAGTTGGATCACCACCGAAATCGTATTTCCACATGAATGGAGTATCTCATGATATTTCTGCTACTGGTTGGAAAACTGAAATAGATGCAACATTGAATAAGTATAATCCAGGTAATGTAGATCAGGAAAATGCAGACAAACAAGCGTTGGCCAAATGGAAAGAGAAAAATGCGAAAAAATTAAAAGTAAAATTTGCAGAAAATTTAAGAAAGATGGCAATACCTGATGAGAATGAAGCTACTGGAATAGAGATTGTTGAAGGAGGATAATGGCAAATACTGCACAAAATACTGATGGTACCCTTCCTCCAATCTTTGAAGATGGTGGAAGTGAATTAGTATCAAAATTGAATAAAGCTCCTTCATCAATAGAGGAGCGAAAAATAGAAAGATCAGAAGGACCATTTATGACACAGATTGGTGAGTTTGGATACTGGGAAGATAAAGGCACTTTAGTTAGAAAGGATCAACCGTATCATATTCATTACTTAAAAAATAAGAAAGTTATTTACGAGTTAGATGTTAATGGTCAGAGAATAGTACGTGACAGACGAGTACCTCAAGAAGTTTATTACTCTGTTCATAATAAACGAAGGGACGAATATCCAAGCAAGTCTTTCCCAACAGCAAAAAATTTACCGTTTAAACAGAAATATATTACTAGGGTATTCGCTCAAAATAAATTATATCCTGAAGCCGAAGTTATGGAAGTTAAAAGAAAAACTAAGACGAATTCGTATAGATTTACTAGCATTAAATGGCAAATTTCTGGAAGTCCAGGTAAGGCAGAATTATTTAATAAAAAACAGTTGATGATGGCTTCAAGAGTGTTTCCAGATTTAGCAGAACGCATTCCATTGTTACAGCTTCATGAATCTAAAGTACTTAGAACTGAAACATCCATTGATATGCTGTTAATAAATCCGAATTATAGTGGAAGTATGCTAGATTATCACGAATGGAACACACCACCTCCATCTCTAGATCTAGATAAAGAATTTGGTCTCTAATTGATGAAAAATTGACTTTTCACGTGTAATTGTTATATATATTATTAAATGGTTATAGAAAACAATAAGCAATATTCTACGCTTATAGATTTGATTCGTGGTAAAGATGTAGCAATAGTTGTAATTCGAGATGACTACAGAATACATCCCAGAAAATCTAAGGCTATTGTTGCGTCGTTATGTTGTGGATCAGAAAAATACGATATAATATTTAGCCATTCAGAATCTACTTCGAATTTACATCCTGCAAACATTCAAGAATTAAATGTTGCAAAGAGATTTTGGGTTGATGATGCTAAGCAATTTTATCATTTAACCGGGTTTAAAAATATCTATGATGTTAAAATTATGAATTGGGCTAATGATAAAGAATATCCTGATTTACCGATACCGGGTGTTTTTGATTTTGTATACAATAGAGCTAAAAAGGATGGAAATAAAATAGTACCATTGATGAAGGTTTTAGAGTATTCTAGAGATCGTTTACTAAATTTGGGAAAGATGAGCGATGAACTAAGCATTACACGGTCTGCTTTAAAGTATAATAGGTCATCAATTTATTTGGCGAATATTGAATCTGTTGGTATGAAAACAATTGATGATTATTGGTATTCAAACTATAATATGTATACTTCAACTGGAAGACCGTCAAATACTTTCGGCGGAATAAATTTTGCAGCGTTACCAAAGGAAGATGGAACAAGAAAACAAATAATTTCTAGACATGAATCCGGAATGTTAATAGAATTTGATTATGATGCATACCATTTAAGATTGTTGGGAAATGTGTTAGATTATAAATTTCAATTTGATAAGTCCTTACATCAATATTTTGCAGATGAAGTCTATCATTGTACGTATGAAGAAGCAAAAACTAAATCATTTCAAATTTTGTATGGAAATTTACCAATAGATGAAAAAAGAAATCCGTTTTTTTACGGAGTTGATAGACTTGCTCATGCTATCCAAGATGAGTTTAGTAAGTACAAATGCTTCAAATCTCATATTTATAAGAAACCGTTTGGAATGGAGAGCGTAATTGACGTCAATAAAAATAAACTGCTTAATTATTACACTCAGTCATACGAAACCGAACGAAATATGGAAGTTATTGGTAAAATCCAATACTATTTAAGGGAGAAGAAAACAAAAATGATTTTGTATACTTACGATAGTTTCCTATTTGATTTTGATATAAAAGAAGGATTAGATATTATTAAAGAGCTTAAAAAAATATCAGAAATAGATTCGTTTCCAGTTAGGGTAAAAGCTGGATCAGACTACGATTCACTGAAAGATATAACAGCGAGGTTATAATGGACATAAAACAAATAATAAGTAATGCAATAGACGAAGTATCATACAAAACTTCAGACGGTATGGTTAATCTTCATGACACGTATCACATGTATATGGTTCAAGAAGAATTAAAAAAGCATATCGATCCAGATGTTGTTAATTTGATTTTAGAGAAGGATGAAGAAAAAAAGCCAGCCAAAGAACAAGATCCAGAAAAGTATCAATCTATTGGTGGATCAGGATATGCTCTTAAAGCAAAACTTGGTAAGGATTGGAAAATAGGAGATGATGTTCCTGCTGGAATTCAAAGGTTTACTAAAGATGATAGCGGCAAATTCGTTCCTCAGGGTGAGAAAGAAGATCCTGAAGCGGGTGCAGGTGGAGAAAAAATGGATTTTACTCCGTCCGATGAGAAGGAAGAGGAAGAAGCAGATTTACAAAATGCAGATTTCGATCCTAAAAATGCTGATATAGAAACAAATCCAAGAACTAGAAATAGTTTAGCCGATAAACTAGATTCAGTTGTTACACAAATTCCGTTTGAAAGTGATGAAGATAAAGCTGCGTTTCAAAGGGTTATAGATGCCATTAGAAGTGGAGAAGAACCTTCAGAAGAAGATTGGAAAATATTTAACAAGTATGCTCGTGTTAAGGAAACTAGCGGCCAGTCAACCCCAGAATTTGCGATATACATTTGCAATACTACTCCAGGTGATTTTAGACAGGGTAGAAGAATTAAGGTTGAAATGCATACTAGTAAGAATGCACATGATCTACGAAGAAAGATGGAAGCTCAAGGTGCAAAGGCTGCTTCTGCAAGTACTACTGCTGGGAAGGCTCCACCAAAATTAGCGGGAAAATTAATAACTATGACTAAGATGGCTAAGTCTAAACACGGTGGTGGAGTAAAAGAACATAAAGTTACCCGAAAACCAAAAACTGGTGGACCAGTACAGGAAGTTAGATTTGGAAATAGAGTTTTAAAGAGAATTCCAGAACCGGATGAAGACAAGTTAATTGCTGAAGTATTGGATAGGTTTGTTGAAATAATGAAAGGACCGCCCAAACGTAGTAAAAAGGATGCGACAAGATTAGCTAAGAAAAGAATCAAGACTATCAGACGAAATAACAAAAATATAGATCAGTACGAAAATATTGATGTAGTTGAAGAAGCTAGATTAGTTAAGTTCGACCCGGATGATCAGGATTCTAGTACTCCGGAAGGAAGAGCAAAAGTTGCTAAAGAAGGACCTAAAAATTTAGCCGCTATGATGAGAGAGGAAATGGAAAAACATGGTCCTCTTACTGAAGCTGAAGAAGCAATGTTGAAACGATTAGAGGCATTGGGTGATATAGACGATCCAGCAGAATACGAAAAAGAGGCTATGAAATTATTAGCAGATATGCAAAAAGTTGAAAGTATGAGAAAGGGTGTTCCGGATATAGCTGAAGGCGTTATTATGTGTGTTATGAATAAGAAAGGTTTAGACTGTATAGCACCAGCTGGAGAAACGTATAAGGTAGCTGATTTGATTGTGTTCCCACCAGCAGATGATCCTGAGAATCCAAATTCGGCAGAATACATAGTTTGGTTGGAAAGTACAGGTGGATTAAGTGTTAAGTGGAAAGGTGGAGCGGCTTCAGGAGCGAGAGCAAAAATTGAAGTAACGGCATTTCAACATGAAGAGACACAAGAACGGTGCACAAAGCTTTTAGATTTACATAATAATTTTATGGGAACTGCATCGCAACCATTAACACGAAAAAGAATTGATGATGGAAAAGCAGAATTAGACGAACAAGAAAAATGGGCTAGAGAAAATGATTTACTAAATGATGATGATTACGATGAAAACGGTGATTTATTAATTCCACCCGCTAAAACTAAAACTTGTAAACAGTGGGCAAAGGATTCAATAGCGGATTGGCAAGCTAAAGGTAAATTACCGGCTGACTGTACACCAGCATTAAAAGCAATGCGTCCGGAGGTAGAATGTTTAACTGCAGAGAATAAGAAATTACTTGAAGATGGATTAGAACAGTATTGTAGGGGTGGAGTAATGTTATCTCACATACACAATAGGGATTTAGATTTTCAACCATACGGTAACGCAAATGGTACTGCTGATTCGTTAGAATTATCAAATGGAATAGACTGCGTAAATCACATGCACTTTCAACCAAATCCAGGTTTTGGCTTTAAAAAGGACGACAATGGAAATCACATTGTTAGACCCAATGCAGTTTATGCTGGACATTTAGAGAAAGTTTGTGATGAAAAACCAACTGTTGAAACAAAACCATATTCAGAACAACAGGCTTTAGATGAAACAGGAGAATATTTTGAAAATGATGGAGCTTATAACGCAATGCCTGGTTTAGCAGAGGATGAGGATGATTTAGCTCAACAAATTCAAAATGCTCCTGAAGAAATTCTGTCCGATGATGATTTAAGAAACTTGATTAACAGCGATGCTGGAGATGTATTAGATGCGGATGATCCCATGGCACATGCTGAAAAGAAAGCTATAGAATATGAAAAGAGCTGGGATTATATAACAAAAAATATTAAGAGTGGGAAACCACAAGAGGCACCAATAGTTGTAAGAGATAAGACAGGTCAAATGTGGTTATTAGCAGGAAATACTAGATTAATGGCTCAGACCGGCCATGGAAATAGAATACCAGTAAAAATAATTGATTATGATGGGGTGTTTAAAACATGATTAAGTTAAAGGATATACTTATGTTTGAACAAAAAGTTTCAGATACGGCCGGGATTATTTTAAAGAATGATACTGCCGGAATAGTTTTATGTAAAGAAGAAGAGTGGTGGGGAATTCCTAAGGGAAGAGTGGATCCTGGGGAAACACCGCTTGAAGCTGCAGTTCGGGAAGTTTTAGAGGAGGTTTCTATTTTGTTGTCTCCTCATGGTTCGCACGTTAATGAACCAATAAAATTGAAAACAGTAGAAGAAAATAGTAGAGGTGGAAAATTTTATATTTTTAAATGCTATGTTAAACTTCCAATGGTACTAAAGAAAAGTGCTGAACATGAAGCAGTCGGATGGTTTATGACCCATCGAAATATGCCAGATAATATCGATCCACGAATTAAGGGGCTAATATAATGAAAACTCAACTTCTTTGTACTTTTTGTAAGACGTATGATTTTGATGATACAGTAGATCTTATTAAAATGGCTGCGAATGTTGTTTTTGAAAAGATTTACGTTTTTCAACATGTTGATGATCAAGAATCTTTGATTTGTACGTATAATGTAGAAAAAACGGAAGATTTTGTTCAGAATAATAAGACTATGGCAATTCATAGAAAAAAGGAAACTAATACTTTGTATACTATCAATGCGTTAAATGAAGCAATTCGAAAGGATAACGACGGAATATTAGATAAGAAATTTTCTTTGGAGTGGAGTCAATATCAAAATAGTTTATTGCTCACTAATGATGCAGGACTTAACGTAGTTAGAACTAAACTGTATAAAATAGTAAATGTTTAAATATTTATATTAAATTGAAACTGTGTTTAAGCGAGAATTGCAATGAATAAAAAACAAATACTTAGAAAAATAATTAGAGAAGAAATTAAGAAAGTTATTACTGAAGGAACTAGAGCACTAGTTGGTGTAGAGGCTCCTAATGGTAAAGTAACTGTTTTCTATACTCATTATGATGGTTACCCACAACATACTGGAAAAATGCTTAAGAAACATTATAGCAATTCTGGAATTGTTAAAAAACTCATGGCTCTCGGAAAACATGGTGTATCTTTCTTAGATAAGAGTATTAAAGGTGGTCCTGATCATAGCTTTAAAGATCCTAAAAAGGGTGAAACTATTTTCTACGGAAGAGATAGAGGCGAAAATGACAGAATGACATTCTCTTTTAGAGACAGGGAAAAAGCTGATTTTGATTGGGGTACTGAATATATGTATATTTGGAATATGAAAGAAAAGAAGTGGTACTATAAATCAGCCCATTCAAATCCACGAGATTGGACAGAGTTGAAATAATTGGCTTCTACAACCCAAAACATTAACGTTACACAAAACTCCATAATAAAATTTGCAATTGAATATTGTATGCAGTGAAGTTATGAACCAAGAGCTTTCAGTTTGAGAGATGAATTAAGTACAGCATATTCAGAATCAGAAATAGAAATGATTGAAAGCAGCGGTGGAGTGTACAACGTATACGTTAACAATGATCAGATCTTCGATAAAATAGCATCAGATAGATTTCCAAATGATGGAGAGATTTTAGCATTAGTCGAACGATTTAATTTTATTTAAAAAAGTTATAAAAAAATCACATTTTGAGAATTTTACAGTATATATATTTTATAGAATATATATTATTCTATATGTTTTTTGAAAATTTGGAAAATGAAAGTGTGTGAGTTGATCGCTTGCACATGGGATTGACAGAAAAAATCCTTTCCAGAAGAGGGGGTTATTGTTGAGTAAATTCACCCGTGGTGGGTTCCTAAAGGCCGAAGTGCTGGCTCAAATGTGAGTAATAGGAAAACGACAGTTTAGAATTGAAAGATATGTCATGAACTATACGAAAAGAGCTACTTTTCTGCTTCATTCTGAGAGAGTGATAGAAATATCGAGATTCTCAGCCTAGTGTTACCTAAAAACCCGTGAGTGATGGGGAAGGTGTAATGACAGGAGTTGTGTCCACTCCAGCGAAGTTAACCACTTTAAGGAGTAACCGATCGTAACTGATTGGGTTGTTAGCATGAAGTCAAATAAAATCATTCATGACCCGTGACATTTGTAAGTGTATGCAAATCTTACATCCCCAATATATTTTCCAATTTTATAGAGATTGCCGTACTAGCGTTTTAGTCTCCACTATATAATGACTTAAAAACCTTTGCGGCAATCTTTTATACATGAAAAGCTATTATTTTCCATGAAAAACAGTTACAAGTCAACAACAAATATGAAAAAAATTATAAAAAAATTAACTTTTGAGATTGTTCAAGAATATATATTTATGTATTGAACATTAACTATTAACTAATAAAAAATAAGGAGAAATGTTATGGACATTGCCGCAATCAAAGCACGATTAGGCCAACTTCAACAATCAGCAAACAAGACTTCTTCCCTTTGGAAGCCAAGTCCTGGAAAATCTCAAATTCGAATCGTTCCGAATAAAGCAAATAAGGACAATCCGTTTATTGAGTTGTACTTTCATTATGATATGGGTGATAAATTTTATCTATCACCGATTTCGTTTGGAAGACCTGATCCAATTGAAGAGTTCGCAATTAAACTTAAAACATCCGGTAACGGGGATGATTACAAATTAGGAAGAAAAATCGAAGCCAAAATGCGTACATACGCCCCAGTAGTTGTACGTGGTGAAGAGAATGAAGGTGTAAGGTTTTGGGGTTTTGGTAAAATGGTTTACCAAGAACTTTTAAGCATCATTGCTGATCCTGATTATGGTGATATTACTGATCCCGTTAATGGTAGAGACGTTGTAGTAGAATTTAAAACCAGTGAAGAAACTGGTCGTTCTTTTCCAACGACAACAATACGTGTTAAACCGAATCAAACACCGGTTACTGATAATCCAGATGTCATGAAGACAATTAAGGATACTCAGAAGAATATCACGGAAATCTACCAGGAGATGAGTTACGATGATCTACATAAAGTACTTTCTGAATGGTTGAATCAAGATGGAGAAGGCGAAGATGATTCAGTTAGCGCTAAAAAAGTAGCGATTCCAGCGAAGTCGACGAATGATAAGGTTAAAGAAGCTGCTACCACCGATGTGAGCAGTGCATTTGACGAATTATTCAATAACTAGCACACGATAATACAACAATATAATGGGCCCGGTGGTCCGGGTCCATTTTTAGATAGGGGAAATTTATGTCCAAAGACATACTGGCTTCAGAACTTGCTGATAGCCTAAATTCAAAATTCAAGGGCCAAAAGGTTGCATACTTTTTGGATGGTTCTCACGATTCACCAACAGATATTAAAGATTTTATTTCTACTGGTTCATCTATATTAGATTTAGCAATATCAAATAAACCAAAGGGTGGAATTGCAGTTGGTAGGATTACAGAAATAAATGGATTAACTTCTACAGGTAAGTCACTCTTAGGTGCTCATATTTTAGCTGAGACGCAAAAGAGAGATGGAGTTGCAGTTTATATCGATACTGAAACATCAGTTAGTCGACAATTTTTAGAAGCAATTGGTTGTGATGTTGGAAATTTATTATATCTTCATATTGAAACCGTAGAAGAAATATTTCAGGCGATTGAAGATATTATCTTAAAAATTAGAGAATCAAATAAAAACAAACATGTTACTATACTTGTAGATAGTTTAGCCGCAGCTTCAACTAAAGTAGAAATGGAAGCTGATTATGAAAAAGATGGTTGGGCTACTTCTAAAGCAATTATTATTTCTAAAGCAATGCGTAAAATCACTCAAATGATAGGACGCAATAAAATTACATTGGTATTTACAAATCAACTTCGTCAAAAAATGGGAGTTATGTTTGGAGATCCTTATACAACAAGTGGTGGTTTAGCACTGCCATTCCATTCGTCAACTAGAATTAGGTTGAAAAATATGGGACAGATAAAAGATAAGGACGGAAATACAATCGGTGTAAAGTGTAGAGCACAGGTTATAAAAAATAGAATCGGTCCTCCAATGAGAAATGCAGATTATGATATGTATTTTGATCGTGGAATTGATGATGAAGGTGGGTGGTTACAAGTTTTAAAAGATTTGGGTATAGCTACCAATAAAGGTGCTTGGTACACTATTGAGTTCAACGGTAAAGAAAAGAAATTCTTGTCTAAAGATTTTGTAAGTCAACTTGAAGATAAAAAGTTTAAAGATTTTTTATATGAAAAGATATGTGAAAATAGCATTCTTGAATATGAAAATGAACGTGGAATTGATGATGTTGAATTTACCGACGAAGTCATGAACGAAGATGCGTAGCAATTACGCACAAATTTTAGACCAACTCAAAGACAACGTATCAAAGCCACAAAGTGTTAATGATCATGTCTTAATTGTAGACGGTCTAAATAACTTCATTAGAGCTTGGTCTGCTTCCCCTGCGACTAATTCTGATGGAGTTCATATCGGTGGAATGATAGGGTTTTTACAAAGCGTCGGCTTAGCAGTAAGAACCCTTCTTCCAACGAGAGTTATAATAGTATTTGATGGTGCAGGTGGTTCTCAAAGAAGACGTAAAATTTACAGTGAATATAAGGGAAATCGTAAACCACCAAAACGTCCTCATAGATTTCAGGGTATGGATGGAGAAAATGATGCTACAAGTATGCGCAGACAAATTAATAGATTGGCTCAATATTTGTTATTGCTTCCAGTAAACACAATTTCAATTGAAAAGATAGAGGCTGATGATAGTATAGGTTATATTACTACTAAATTATTACCGGATTCTAAGATTTCTATTATGTCTTCTGATAAGGATTTTTTACAACTGGTAAATGATAAGGTTTCAGTATGGTCTCCAACAAAAAAGATATTATACGATAGAACAAGAGTAGAAGAAGAATTCGAAATGCCTCCAGAAAATATGATTTATTACAGAATAGTAGATGGTGATAAGTCAGATAATATACCAGGAATTAGAGGATTTGCTCTTAAAACTATTTTGAAAAAAAATCCATTTTTGAAAAGTGAGAAGATAAGTAATATAGAAGAATATATACAAAGGTCAGGTTTTGATAGTTATGAAGATTTACTACGTAGAAATTACACATTGATGCAATTGGATGATGTGAATATTTCTGGTAGTGCTAAATTAAAAATACTGGATGTAGTTAATTTGCTCCCTCATAGGTTGATAAAATACAAGATTCATAGGTTGTTTTTAGAAGATAAAATAAATCAAGCTATTAGAAATCCTGATGTATGGTTACAAAATACGTTTAATAGGTTAGACATGGTTATTGAAAATGACTCCTCCAATAAGTGATTCATTAACAAAATACGGAAGTAGTTTCCAAACTAAGATTATTACAAGTCTTTTAGTTAAGGAAGAATTTATTCAAACAATATATGATTTAATTCAACCTGAACAATTAGATACAGAAAGTAAGCAATGGTTAGTTAGAGAAATAAAGGCATATTTTTATGAGTATAAGGTTTTACCAACATTAGATTCTTTAAAGGTAAAGATTACTCCAATAACAAATGAAATATTAAAAGAATCAATTGTTGATGAATTACGTGAGGTAATGAAATATGTTGAAGCTACTGATTTAGATTTTATTCAAAATGAAACTATACAATTCTGTAAAAATCAAGCATTAAAGAGTGCAATTGTACAGTCTGTAGACCTCCTTCAACGGGGAGAATATGACAACATCAAAAGAATTATAGACAATGCTATGAGAGCTGGTACCAGAAGGGATATAGGTTTAGAATATGTTAAGGATTTTGATACAATTATAGATCAAGTTGCTAGAGACACAGTTAGTACTGGTTTTATGGCAGTAGATGAAATAACCGATGGTGGATTGGCTGGTGGAGAACTTGGAATTGTTGTTGCTCCATCTGGTATTGGTAAGAGTTGGGTTTTACAGGCTTTAGGTGCCAATGCTTTAAGAGCTGGAATGAATGTAATGCACTACACTTTAGAATTAAATCAAGCCTATGTTGGACTGAGATACGGTGCTATATTTTCTAAGATTGAAACTTCTATGATACCAGATAAGCGAGATAAAGTAAAGAAAATGATAGAGGACCAATGTAAGGGTGAACTATTAATAAAATATTATCCATCGAAAGCAGCTAGTGTACAGACTATTTATACACATTTAAAAACCGTTGAATTAATGGGTCATTCCCCAGATATAATTTTGTTAGATTATGCTGATTTGTTAACTGATACATCAGGAATTGGAGAGTTACGACATCAATTGGGAAACATATATGAAGAATTACGTGGACTAAGTGGTGAGTTTGGAATTCCAGTATGGACGGCATCTCAATCAAATAGGTCAAGTTTGGAAGAAAACGTTATTGGTGCAGAAAAAATTGCAGAATCGTACAGTAAGGTCATGACGGCTGACTTTGTAATGAGTTTATCTCGAAAAATTGAAGATAAGGTTGCTAATACTGGACGTATACACATAATTAAGAACAGGTTCGGACCGGATGGATTAACTTTTCCCACTACTATGAATACAGCCATCGGTCAAATAGAAGTGTATGAATCGGGAACCTCCAGTGGAATGACCGTCCAAAACAGGATGGATAATGGAAACGAATATGTCAGAAAATTGCTTAAAAAGCGCTACGATGAATTTGAAACTCAGCAATCGGATTAATTTATAGGAGTTATAATGGCCGAGCCATTTGTTTTATCAGAAGGATTTATAAAGAAATATAAATTAAAAAAACCACCATTTGGGTTTAATGGTCTTGGGGAATTAGTTTATATGCGAACATATTCTAGAATTAAAAAAGACGGTAAAAATGAAATGTGGTGGGAAACTGTCCGAAGAGTTGTAGAAGGCACATATACCATGCAAAAAAATCATATTGATAGTTATCAGCTTGGATGGAATCCATGGCAAGCGCAGAGATCAGCTCAAGAAATGTATGATAGAATGTTTAATATGAAGTTCTTACCACCTGGTCGTGGATTGTGGGCGATGGGTACTTCTATTACATCTGAAAGAGGTTTATACGCTGCATTAAATAATTGTGCATTTGTTTCAACTGCTACTATAAAGGATGATTACGCAAAACCATTTACTTTTTTAATGGACGCAAGCATGTTGGGTGTAGGAGTTGGTTTTGATACAAAGGGTGCAGATCAAATTTTAGTTAAAGGTCCAAATAAAGATAGGACCGATGATGAATACATAATACCAGATACTAGAGAGGGCTGGGTTGAATCATTAAGATTATTGATGGAGAGTTACTTTCATGCGACTGCTCCTATGGAATTTGATTATTCAAAAATTAGATCAGAAGGCGAACCAATAAGGGGTTTTGGTGGAGTTTCAAGCGGTCCTGAGCCGCTTATAGAATTACATGAAACAGTTAGAAAGGTTTTAGATTCACAATTAGGTGAACCAATTTCAGTTACAACAATCGTAGATGTAATGAATCTCATTGGTAAATGCGTAGTAGCGGGAAATGTTCGTAGAACTGCTGAAATAGTTTTTGGTGACCCGAACTCAGATGAATATTTAGATTTAAAAAATTATGATGTCAATCCACACAGGGAACAATATGGTTGGACTTCAAATAATTCAGTATATGCAGAATTAGGTATGGATTATACGGAAACGTGTGCACGTATTATAAAAAATGGAGAACCTGGATTTGCATGGTTAAAAAATATGAAAAAGTATTCTCGTATGAAAAATGGCGGAGATAACAAAGATCATAGAGCATCTGGTGGAAATCCATGTTTAGAACAAACGTTAGAATCGTATGAGTTATGTTGTCTTGTAGAAACATTTCCAAACAATCATGATTCATTAGATGATTATAAACGGACATTAAAATATGCATATTTATATGCCAAAACAGTAACACTTGGTAAAACTCATTGGTCAGAAACAAATAGAGTTATGTTAAGAAATAGACGAATTGGATGTTCAGTAAGTGGTGTTGCACAATTTATTACCAACAGAGGATTAGATACACTAAAGAGGTGGCTAAATAAAGGATATGACGTAATACAGGAGTGGGATTGTATGTATTCAGATTGGTTTGCAATTCCTAAATCAATAAAAACTACTTCAGTAAAACCTTCAGGTACAGTTTCATTATTAGCAGGAGCGACTCCAGGATTACATTACCCTGAGAGTCGTTTTTATATTAGACGGGTACGGTTGGCTAAAAATTCAGATTTATTAGAACCATTGAAAAAAGCAAATTATAATATTGAACCAGCTTTTGGATCTGAAAGATCGACGGTTGTTGTTGAAGTACCCATAGATTGTGGAGATGGTATAAGAACGGCTCCAGAATTAACAGTATGGGAACAATTCAGTTTAGCCGCGTTTTTACAACGACATTGGGCAGATAACCAAGTAAGTTGTACTGTAACGTTTGATCCAGAAACAGAAGGAAATCAATTACCAGCTGTGTTAAATTATTTTCAATATCATTTAAAGGGTATAAGCATGCTTCCAAGGTTAGATACTGGAGCATATAAACAAATGCCTTATGAATCAATTGATGAAAAAACATATAAGAAAATGTTATTAAAATTAAAAAAATTAAGTTTTCGAAAGGTTAAAGGAAACGAAGCCATTGTTGAACGATTTTGCGATGGTGATGTTTGCGAGGTCTTATAATAAAATTCACATACAAAGCGGACAGGCAGTTGACGCACCTGTGGAAAAATGCGTCTTAACTTCGTTAACGAACGGAAAAAGAAGGAGAACGTTTATGAAACGTAATCTAATAGTATCACTTATGATGATGACTGGATTGTTTGCTCAATCTGTTGTTGGAGTTGTAACTGATGCGAACTCAAATCCATTGGCTGGAGCAAACGTAGTAGTCGAGGGTACAGATAACGGTGGTGTAACCGATGTAGATGGAAAATACACCATTGATGTAGGTGCTTCTGGCGACTACGATTTAACTGCTTCATTCATTGGATATTCAACAGTAACTAATGCAGTTACCGTTGATGACATAGTTGGAACAGTTAATTTCCTGTTGGAAATTGACGCTGTTTCAATGTCAGCATTGGAAGTCTTGGCTTCTAGGGCTGACGAAAATACACCGGTTGCATATACTACCGTGGGTAAAGAGGAAATGGAAATGAGACTAGGTTCTCAAGACATTCCAATGTCTCTTAATATGACACCTAGTGTCTATGCTACTCAACAAGGTGGTGGTGCGGGCGATGCTCGTATAAATGTGAGAGGTTTTAATCAGCGAAATGTTGCGGTTATGATCAACGGTGTTCCACAAAATGATATGGAAAATGGTTGGGTTTACTGGTCTAATTGGGATGGAGTTGCAGACGCAGCGCATTCAATTCAGATGCAAAGAGGTTTGTCTGCAGTAAATTTAGCTACCCCTTCCATTGGTGGAACTATGAACATCTTAACCGATCCTGCATCCCATGATAAGGGAGGCAAGTTCAAACAAGAAGCTGGTGAAGGTGGTTTTTTAAAGACTACCCTTAATTACAACTCTGGTCTTATTGATGATAAGTTAGCTATAAGCGGAACAATCGTACGTAAGACTGGTGATGGGATTGTTGATGGTACTTGGACAGATGCGTGGGCATATTACTTAGGTAGTAGCTACCAGATGAACGAAGATCATCGACTAGAACTGTACGCGATAGGTGCACCACAACGACATGGTCACAACCTATACAAACAGAATATTGCTACTTATTCTCAAGAGTTAGCTGGAAGTATCGATGGATATGATGCTACCGCTTTCGCAGAAGGTGAGAAATTCGAGCATGAAGCTGGTAGGTTGTTCAACCAAAACGTGGCACCAGTCGATGCATCATATAGTGGACAACAGTATTACTATATGTACGGTGCAAAGACTGTTGATAGGCACGATCCAAATTCTCTAAATGAAAGAGAGAATTTTTTCCATAAGCCTTTAGTCAACTTAAACCATTTTTGGTCGATAAGTGATGACGCAAGGTTAAGTTCAGTAGCATATTGGAGCGGTGGTTCCGGTGGTGGTACAGGAACTTATGGTAGCGTAAGTAGATTCCCTGCGGTAGAAGACAATGCTTGGTACGCAAGCTCTCCGTGGACTTGGGACTGGAATGGCGAAATTGCTCAAAACTCAGCAAACGTTGATTCAGCTTGGTCTGATACAGAGAACAGGTCAACAGGCATACTTCGTAACAGTATCAATCGTCAGAATACTTACGGCTTGATTTCTAAACTAAGTTACGATGTTAGTGACGAGTTAGAAATCCAAGTGGGTATTGACTGGAGAGCTGCCGGTATAGAACACGCACGTGAAGTCCGTGATCTACTCGGTGGTGATTACTATGTAGACTATGCTGATGATAACTTTGAAGACGGTAAAGTTGTTAAGTTAGGTGATGAGATCGCCTATCATAATGAGACTACTGTTGATTGGTTTGGTACATTTGCACAGGGTAAGTACACGACTGATAAGTTTAATGTATATGGTATGGGCGGTTTGTCCACAATCAAATACTCTTATCAGGATCACTTCACTGTTGCAGATGAGAAGATCGAAGCAGATGCTATTACAACTTTTCAATTGAAAGGTGGAGGGGTGTATAACCTCGACGATAGAATGTCAGCATTCGTAAATGCTGGATACGTTCAGAAACCGCCTATCATGGATAATGTAATCTACTACGATGGAACAGTTTCATCAGATCCAGACAATGAGAAGTATCAAAGCTTCGAATTTGGTGGTAAGTACAATAGCGACAAAGTTAATGTCAAGCTAAGTTCATATAATACTAAGTGGATTGACAGAAACATTGTTAAAAATGTATCTACCGGACAAGGTGATAGTGGTGATACTGATCTTATCTTCCTGCGTGGTGTTAAACAAGATCACAGCGGTTGGGAAGTTGAAGGTAAAGTAGCACTTCATGACATGGTTGATCTAGATCTTGTACTCAGTAAAGGCAAATGGGAATTTGTTGATGATGCAGAAGGTTCATACGAAGAGCAAGAGTTTAATGAAAACGGTGAAGTCATTGGTATGATGTCAACCGATTACGCATACGCTCTTAAGGGACTTATGGTTGGTGATATGCCACAAACAGCTTATGCTGGTGGTTTAACAGTAAAGCCAATGGCAGGTCTAGAGATACAAGGACTATACAGAATGTATGATGACAATTATGCAGATTGGAGTCCTGATTCACGTGAGATCGATGGTGATGCAGATAGAGATCAAGTTTGGAAAGCTCCAGGGTACGGAAGATTAGATCTTCATGCCTCATACAGGCTTCCAAAAATTGCTGGTCTTGATATGACAATATCAGCACATGTTTTCAATGCATTGGATGAAGTATATGTTCAGGATGCAGTTGATAACAGTCAGTACAATGGGTTTGGTGATAAAATGCACCTAGCTCATAACGCGGAAGTATTTCTTGGGACACCAAGATACGCTAACGTAGGAATTTCAGTTAACTTTTAGTTGAGATTAGGGGCTGTAGCTCATTTGGGAGAGCGCCGCACTTGCACTGCGGAGGTAGTAGGTTCGATCCCTATCAGCTCCACTATTGACCCCGTCGTCTAGTGGTTAGGACATCAGGTTTTCATCCTGGGAACAGCAGTTCGATTCTGCTCGGGGTTACAAAAAAAGTTATAAAAAGTGAAAAAAAGCATGTACTTATATAGTAAAAAAGGTGTATATTCTTAGTATGGAAAAGATAGTTATATTTGATTTAGATGGAACTCTTGCAATTATCGATAGACGAATGCAATTGGCTACCGGTGGTAAGAGTACCGAATCTGATTACAAGAAAATAAATTGGGATGTGTTACACGATCCAGCTAACGTTCAACTTGATGTACCTAATGTACCAATTGTAAAAATTTGTCAGTTATTTGCAGAAAATGGTTACACTATTTACATTTTTTCTGGAAGATCTGATAGAACCGAAAGAACTACTAGATCTTGGTTAGCACATAATCGTATACCATTTCATAAATTGGTTATGAGACCGCATACTAAACAAGAGATGTATACCCCAGATGAGGTGTTAAAGAAGCGTATGTTAGATAAACATATAGCGGATAAAAATGATGTTTTATGTGTATATGATGACAGACAAAAGGTAGTAGATATGTGGAGAAGTGAAGGATTGCTTTGTTGTCAGGTTGCACCCGGTAATTTTTAGGAGAAGCTATGAAAAATAGATATAAGAATCTCAATAATTCATTTTATTGGGTTGTTAGTGACGTACTAAAAAAAGGTATGACAGTAAATTCTAGAGGATCAGAACAGAAAGAATTATGTTTTTATAAAACGATAATTGAAGATCCTACTGATATATTAATAAATTATCCTAGTCGTAAGTTTAATCCAAATTATGCGTTTACTGAGTGGCTTTGGTATTTGTCACAAGTAAAAAATACTAATAATATTGGTAAGATGGCAAAAATATGGGATATGATTAAAGACGAGAATGGTGAATGTGAATCAAATTATGGTTCGTATATGTTTCCAATTGAACAATGGTCTTGGGTTGCTAATGAGCTTATTAGTGACGTTGATTCTAGACGAGCAACAATTGCTATTAATCAACCATACCATAAAAATCAAAACTTAAAGGATATTCCATGTACACAATATGTACAATTTTTTATTCGTAATGGTTATCTTGATATGGGTGTGTATATGAGATCAAATGATGTTATCTTTGGTTTTTGTAATGATGTGTTTACATTTGGATTGTTTCATCAATTAATGTTTAATGATTTACTGGAACATTATCCAGATTTACAACTTGGTGAATATCATCATCATGCGGGTAGTATGCACATTTATGAACGTCACTATAAAATGGCAGAAAAGATTATGAAAGATGGGGCAGGTTGGTATAAAAAAGATTTGGAAAAGATAAAGTTGAGGGATAGAATTACTTCAACTTATATTTTGGGTAGAGAGTATTATCTTCCAAGAAAGGAATTAACAAAAGAACAAATTCAATTAGCAACACAAAATTTAGCGGTTGCAATGTTGGATTTTGAAGGAGCGTGTCCAATTGGCTAAAAAAGAATCAATATTAAACCGAGCAGAAAAAATTATTAATGATAGATCTGAAGAGAAAGAACGAATGTATGGTCCATTTTCTGAAGGTATGCGTAGAGCTGCGATGATTGCAACTGGTATGACTGGTAAAGAGTTTACTGGTTCAGATATTTACGCAGCAATGGTTGCATTAAAATTAAGTCGTCATTCTTATTCGTATAGACAAGATAATTTACTAGATGCTTGTGCGTATTTGGGTGCATTAGAAAATTATGTAGAAGAGTTTGGTTATAAAGATACAGAAAAACCTGTTGAATTAGGAGAAAATTCAAATGAAAATAAGTAAAGTTAGAAAGGTTCGTACTCCTCAAAGAGCGAATAAAAACGATGCTGGTATAGATTTCTTTATACCGGATGATTTTAATGATGGTAAAATTCAGTATCTCAATCCTGGAGAAAGTGTTTTGATACCAAGTGGTATACATGTTAATGTTCCAGATAATCATGCTTTAATAGCATTCAATAAATCTGGAATTGCAGTAAAAAAGACGTTACTAGCAGGAGCTGCGGTTGTAGATGAAGGTTATCAAGGAGAAATGCACATTCATATTATTAATGTGGGTGATAAGTCACATCCAATATCACCAGGAGATAAGATAATGCAGTTCATTTTAATTCCAATGTTTTATGATTCTGTAGAAGAAGTACCCTATGAAAAATTATATGAAGAACAATCAAGCAGAGGAGATGGTGGATTTGGCTCAACCGGAGTTTAAGCTTTCTAGAGTCTGCTCTTCTTTTAATAGGGGACAGTGGAAAATACATTTATTTGGTTATGATGGTGATAATAGACCACAAAAGAAGATTGCTATTTTTGATGATTATTTTTATTATTCTAAAAAACATATAGCCGATGTTAGTGGTATTAGAGGTTTTACCGTAGAAGATGGTAAATCGTATAAAAGTTTGTATGATGATGAAGTAGTTAAGGTAACTTACAGATCTATTAAAACTAAAAACGAATTTGTTAAGAGTCATCCAGAAAGAATTCATGAAGCGGATGTTCTTCCAGAACAAAAGTATATTTTAGATAATAAAATTGAATGGTCTGAGTACAGAAATATCATGTATTTTGATATTGAAACGTGGTATGATGATGAAGATCCAAAGGGAAATATGCCAGATGCGGCAAGAATGCCAATCACAGCCATTGTTGGTTACTCTACATTTGATCAAGAATATTTTGTATTCTCATGGAATCCAGAAAAAACCAAAGACTTTATAGAACCAAAACTTGTTACGAAGGATAACATAAATTATAGTTTCTTTGCAAACGAAGAAGACATGTTATTTTCATTTATTGAATTTGTTAAGTTATCTCATGTTGATGTTTTAACTGGTTGGTATTCCGGACAATACGATTTGCCTTATATTATTAATAGATCAAAAGCATTGGGTATGGATTCTAGAAAAATATCGCCAATTACTGAGTTGAAAATGTATAAGAAGGGAGATTATTTCAGAATTTATATGAAGGGCCTTGATCACGTTGATATGCAAGATGCACTTCAAGATTTAGGTTATAATTTACCAAATTGGAAATTAGCCACAGCTGCTGAAGTTATTCTAAAAGATCCAGATGTTGAGAAATTAAAGGTTGCAACATGGAAAAATTGGTTAGATGATTATACGGGATTTTTAGAATACGCAGTACGAGATGTAGAGATATTGGTTGAGATAGAGAAAAAATTAAAAATATTTGAATTGTATAATACATTACAAGCCACAGCCGGCTTAGTTAATATGAGTTTGGTTATGATGAAATCTGTAGTTGTAGATTCGTTTATCTTATCATCGTTTCATAATAAAATAATATTCCCAACTAGAGTAACAGCTCCAAGACAGAATTATACTGGAGCAGTAGTTTTAGATCCAATGGAACCAGGTGTACATCGTGACATGTGCATTTTAGATTATACATCACTGTATCCTACAACAATTATGACATTTAATATTTCTCCAGAAACGTATATCGTTAGTGCAGATGATTGTAAAAAGGTGGGTATGAAAATTGAAGATGTTATGAAGTCTCTAACCGATGATGGAATAGGCTATATTGATACTGGTTATCACGAGGATCTGTTTGGTGGACGTTATTTATTTTATGATCATAAACATAAGCTTGGTCTTATGCCGTTTCTACTTAAAAAATTATTTCTTACTAGAGTTGAAGCAAACGAAAAGTTAAAGTTGAGTACTACTCCAGAAGAGGAAAGGTTATCACTAAATGTTAAACAACGTGCACTTAAATTGATATTGAATTCTGCTTATGGTGCTATGGGTTTTAATTACTTTAGATTGTATAAACCAGAGTGTGCAGACGCAATTACATTTTTTGCAAGAGAAGCATTAAAATATGCAGTTGTTAAATTTCACACTGAATTAAAGCATCCAGTAATTTATGGTGATACTGATTCTATTTTTGTTAAGCAGAATGGTTATACTATTAGTCAAATTATGGATAAATTAGATGATTTTAGGGGAATGTTAAGGAATGATTTTGCTAAGAAATACATACAACGTGTAGATGATGATTATTTTTATATGGATCTTAAGTTCGAAATGGATTTAGATTACATGTATTTTAGTAATGCTAAAAAACGATATTATGCGATTGAAAGAAATAGTCAAAAATCATATATTAAAGGTTTAAACATTATTAGAAAAGATGCACCGAAATATGCTAAACTTAAACTTGATGATTTAGCTGAAAAGGCAGTTAGACAAACATTGACAGTTGATGAGTTAGTTGATCTTAGAAAGGAAATAGAAATTACACCGTATACGGAATTGGGAATAACTAAATCTTTTACTAAAAAGTTTTTTGCGTATACTAAGAATAAACCCCAACATTTGACTGCGGCTTTATGGGTAAATGACATCCTAAATGCGGGAATAGATCACATGGATAAACCATTGTTATTTTATGTCATATCTAATTGCCAAAATGACTTAAAACCTAGAGAAAGAAATACGGCTATATGTTTAAATGAGGAACAGTTAAATTTAATTGACGAAAATCCGGACAAGTTTAAATTGGATTATGATACATTTTTTCAAAAACAAATATTAGATCAGATAGAAGAGTTTGATCAAATACCGTCCGTTAAAAAAGTAGTTGAAGAATATAAGGAGATAATAAATGGCTAGAGTAATAAAGGATACTCCGGGTTCACAAGAGAAGAAATACAATACTTCTACTTTTGTGGATTATTTAGAGGATCAGTATCCAGCAATGACATCAGAATTTAAGAGATTACAAAAGCAACAGTATGAGTTGTTTTGTAGGAAACAGCATGATTACGGTCCAGGAAATATTGCAGTTGGAACTCAGTTGCAAACAGAAGATGAGATAAAACTATCTCTTACTGGATTATGGTTTCGTATGAATGATAAAATTCAAAGATTAAAGAATATGCTTCTTAGTGGTAGAGAATCTGCAGTGGATGAACCATTAGAGGATGCATACTTGGATGTTTCTAATTATGGTATTATGGCAACTATAGTAAAAAACGGAAAATGGGGAAGATAATGGACGAACCGCTTGACCTAAATAAAAAAAGATCAGGTCCATGGGACGATTCAGAAAAAAACAATGTGTACAAGGCAGATGTTGAAGAAAATATCAGAGGTGAATTGTATGTTAATTTGCCAAAGAAATTGATGGAAAATCTAAATTGGCATCCAGGAGATGTACTGATTTGGGAAGAAACTGAAGTATTGGGAGATTATTCTGATTACAGTGCGGCACTTATTAGCAAGAAAACACATTGGAGTGAAAATAAGAAATGAATAGATATACACCGACAATAGTATTTTTGGTATTGTGCTTAGTGATTTGTTTAATTAATTGGAACTGTAGTTCTACTAATCAACATGGTGTGGAGGAAACTCATTATCCATTAATAGATACTCGTCTTAAAGTGCACAAATATAAAGACAATATACAGTGGATGCTATTTCCAAAGAACAATACAAAATTAACTCAATATTGTTCTGTGCATTTTGAGTGGGAAGATATAACCCCAGTATACAGACAAATAAATGAAGAGTATAAGTGGGTTTATCAAGTAAAGAAAAACAAGAAAAGTTTTAAATAAGGAGACTACAATGGCCGGAAGACCTAGAAAATATGTCAGACCAAAAATTAGAAGAAAATGTCATCATTGCGGAAAAATGGCGAATCAACCGTATTCTAGAACTATAGTTCCAAGTTTTAGTCAGTTTGATGATATTAAACCATGGACTAGAGGTAGTATAAAAACAGATAGAATAGATTTAAAGGGAAATAGAAAGGTTAAAATATCCCATTATTGTAACCAAGAGTGTTATCAAAGGGCAGAAGGATTATGGGAAGAATAAGCTGGTCTCAAGTTACTTCATGGAAGAGTTGCCCGTATAAGTGGAAACTTGGATACATTGATGGCCTTCGTCAATTTAAAGATTCAATATACACAGTTTATGGTAAAGCTTTTCATGCAACTATGCAAACATATCTGGAAGAGATGTACAATGAATCAATAGTAAAGGCTGATACGTTAGATCTTCCAAACATGTTACTAGATAGATTAAAATTTTATTATTCTGAAGGTGTGAAAGCAGCTGATGGTGTACATTTTTCAACTCAAAAGGAATTGACTGAATTTTGTGTACAGGGTGCAAAGGCATTAACGTGGTTTAAAAAGCATAGAGGAGATTATTTTCAAAAGAAAAATTGGGAGTTGGTTGGTGTAGAAGTTGAATTGAATGAAAAATACAAATACGTTGATGTTTTAGGTTATATTGATGTATTAATGAGAAACACCAAGACAGGAAAGTATAAGGTTATTGATATAAAAACATCAACCAGAGGTTGGAAATATGAGAAGAAGGATCCTATGAAACGGGGTCAACTTATATTTTATAAGAAGTTTGTTGCTGAAAAATATGGTGTAGATATTAATGATATTGATATTGAATTTATAATTGTTAAAAGATTATTGTGGGAAAAATCTGATTTTGCTCAAAAGTATATTCAAAGATGGGAACCTCCTTCGGCTCAAGTATCAATTAATAAGACTTTTAAAGATGTTGACGTATTTATAGATGAATGTTTCAATGAAGACGGAAGTTATAAGGTTGATGCTACATATAAGAAGCTTGGTTTACAAAACAAGTGTAAATGGTGCGAATTTATAGATAGACCAGACTTGTGTGATAAAAAGGAGGAAGTATGATTCCTACAGTTAGAATTAATGCAGAGGATTTTATAGGTACAGATTTTGAACCTGCAATATGGAAGGTTATTAAAAAAACGAAAACAGAAAATCGTCAAGAATTCAAATTAAGTTTTTATGTTAAAAAACATGTAGATATTCAAACCGTTATGGATTCCATTGCTAGTCATGATGATGCATTACAGTTAAAAACAACAATAAAAACAGAAGAGAAAGCAGCAAAAGAGTGGGTGTTTTTAGATGTATGTAGTAAGGATCAGAAAGATTATGGTTCTTCTAGGTTTAAATTTGTTGCTGATCCTCCTGCAAATATTATTGGAGCTATGCAATTTTTAACTGATCATTTCAATTTTGTTAAGGATATTGAAATTAAACGAGATACTTCTTCTCTTTCCTCTGCTTTTAGAAGTACTCAAAAAAGACAGAAGAGAAATGATTCTTCCTCATTCAACAAAAATTAAATAGCATCTTTATTGATTTACACAATATATATGTATATATAAATATAAGGAATGTTATAATGAAAAACACTACAAACAATCAACCATGGCAACTGACTTCAATTAAGGTCTTATCCGAAATTTATGGTCAGTTTAAAGTTGAAGGCAGAAATGCAAATGTAACTCTACAAAAATTAGTAAATAGAGCTATGTATTTGTATTCTACTAATGAAGAGTTTCGAAATAAGATAAAAGATATCGAAACGCTTAGTGAAAATTACAAAATTGGTTATTAAACAATAGGAGTTTTAATGCTTAAAGTCGGTGATATTCGTAATGGATACGAGATTCTACCGCAAGATGAACGCAAAACTGTTCTTCTCCTAAGTGACGATTTAAGAATGACATCAGGGGTTGGCAACGTTTCTCGCGACTTTGTCTTGGGTACTGTTCATAGATTTAATTGGATTCAGGTTGGTGGAGCTATTAATCATCCTGAAGATGGTAAAAATGTAGACATGGGTGATGATGTTGCTAAAAGAACCGGTGTTCCGGATCCAATGGTAAAGGTTCATCCTACTAGTGGATATGGAAATCAGTTTATAATTCGAAATATTATTAACCACTATAATCCTGATGCTCTTATGATCTATACAGATCCACGGTTTTGGGAATGGTTATTTCAAATGGAACAGGAAATTAGAGCGACGACTCCAATATTTTACTACAATATATGGGATTCATTACCCTATCCAATGTGGAATAGAAAATATTATGACTCCGTGGATGCGTTATTTAATATAACGAAACAGACCACAAATCTAGTTAAACAGGTTAGGTCATCTTATGAAGATTGGCAAGTGACGTATATTCCTCATGGTATTAGTACAGAAGATTTTTATCCATTGCCAAAGAAGTATGATAAGCAAAAAGAGTATGACGAGTTTGCAAGTAAACTTCCTCAAAATAAGGATTTCATATTGTTTTATAATGCTAGAAATATTAGGAGGAAATTGCCTGCTGATATGATTTTAGCATATAGAACTTTTTGTGATTCTATTCCAAAGGAAGATGCAGATAGATGTTTATTTTTAATGCACACTTCTCCTCAAGATCCAAATGGAACGGATCTTCCAATGGTAACTAAAGATTTATGTCCAGATTATGATGTAATTTTTTCTCAAGATAAAATCGATAGGGAACAATTAAATTGGTTGTACAATATGGCAGATTGTTCGATTTTAATAAGCTCTAATGAGGGATTTGGATTAATGGGTGTTGAAACCCTGATGACCGGTACTCCATTAATTGTTAATGTTTCAGGAGGAATGCAAGATTATTGTGGATTTAAAAAGAAAGTAGCTACAGATTGGGATTCCGATGGTAACACAACTAGAGAAAAATTTGAATATTTAACAGTTGATGATTATACTGCAGAATGGGGATCAAATCATGATGGTCGATATAAAGATCATGGTGAATGGGTCTTTCCAGTTTATCCGTCTAATCGTTCTGTACAGGGTTCTTTACCTACTCCGTACATTTCGGATGATAGGCCAGATTTTCAAGATGTTGCTAAACAGATGAAAGCGGCCTGGTCAGAACGTGGAGCTAAGCTTGAAAAACGGGGTAAAGCAGGTAGAAAATTCGTATTAGATCCAGTTAATGGATTTACAGGTGAAGAAATGTGTAGACGATTTACACACGATATGGAACAAGCTTGGGATAATTTTAAACCTCGTGGAAGAATGACTATGGATAATGCTACTGTATGGGAAAGAGAAAAACCAAAGTTTAACGGTCTTACATTGAATAAGGAGATATAATGTCGTATAAGCCAACGTGTTTAATTACCGCTCCAGTAGCTACTAGATCTGGATATGGAGCTCGGTCTAGAGATATAGCTCGAGCAATAATCAATATGAATAGGTATAATGTACAAATCCAACCGGTAAGTTGGGGATCAACACCTCAAAATGCATTGGTAGAGGATGAGCCTAAGGATATAATGATTATTGACAGACTGATTGATACTCCGGAAATTAAACCTGGAAGTATTGATTTGCATATTCATATTGTAACTCCTGCTGAATTTGTACCATTTGGAAAATATAATATCGGCATCACAGCCGGCTTAGAGTGTACAGTAGTTCCAATGAGTTGGATAGAAGGAATGAATAAAATGGATTTGGTACTAGCGAGCTCTAATTTCGGTGCTGAAGTTTTAAGAGCAACTCAATATACTAATAAAGAAACCGGCCAGGTTATAAGGACAGATACTCCAGTTGATGTAATATTTGAGGGAGCAGATCTTGATACGTATCATTTGACTAGGACGTGTTCTAAACCCCTAAATGATTGTATGATGCAAGTAAAGGAAGATTGGAATTTTTTGTTTTGTGGACACTGGTTACAAGGACCGGTTGGACATGATAGAAAAGATGTAGGAATATTGATCAGAGAATTTTTGATAAATTATAAATCGTCTATGGGAATAGGTTTAATACTTAAGACTAACGGAGCCAGTACATGCGTAATGGATAGGGATAACATTCTTCAAAAAATACATGATATAAAAACACAATGTCGTGCATTTAATGATGATTTACCAAACGTTTATTTACTACATGCAGATTTACATGATTCTGAAGTCAATGACTTGTATAATCATCCAAAGGTTAAGGCTCATATAACGTATACACATGGAGAAGGGTATGGTCGTCCATTACTTGAAGCAACTATGTCAGAAAAACCAGTAATTGCTCCAAACTGGAGTGGGCATACTGATTTTTTACATAAGAATCACAGTGTTCTTCTTCCAGGTGGAATGATAGACGTACATCCAGATGCACTTCAAGAAGGAATTAAATGTGATGGACAACAGTGGTTTGCAGTTGATCACAGTAAAGCTAGAGGCATGATCTTTGATGTTAAGCGAAATTACAGAAAATATAAACTTAAAGCTAGGAAGCAAGCTAAACTTAATAGACAACGATTTTCATTTGTGGCTATGCAAAATAAGTTAAGTAAATTATTGGATACTAATGTACCACCATTTACTCAAACTGTTGAAGCCGCTATGCCAACATTGAAATTACCAAAATTGGAAAAAGTATAATGATGCAATTGGGATCAACATTGTTAAAAGCAATACGACAAAAAATAGAAGGTGAAATAGCCGTACACAAGGTAAACATTCAGGTTTTGTTAGAAAATCATGTAGGAGTTGCAGAACATCCTGATATAACAAAAACTATTGAAGATGAATTAGGAATTATTGCTAGCTGTGAAGATAAGTTAACAGTATTAAAACAACATTTTAGTGGGTAAGATATGATTTCAGTAATACCGGTATTTATGCAAAATTTTGAATTGGTTTATTTTTGCCTGTTTTGTCTTTTTTTAATAGAAGTAACAGAGTGGATAGATAACAAATGGAAAAAGTAGTACAGTGCTTCGTATGTGATGATAATAACATGTGCTTTGAAGAAGTTCAAGATGAGACTAGCAGTTATATGTGTTTTTGTTGTGGATTTATGAGCGATTCTAGGTTTACAAAAGACAACGAAGGAAAGGTTAGACAAGATTCATCAATTTTAATAAACAAATTAAAAACATTTGATAGTGATAGAGAAATATATTGGTACCCCTCAGTAGTTAATATGGGAAAATTGGGAATAATTTATCCAGAAGGAGATGAATCAAATTGGGTTTGGAAGTATGCAAAAACAGTTGAAATTCCTGAAGAAAAACGCGCAGCATTTGGAAATCATTCAATGAGATTGGATACAGATAATGCAGAAGAATTTCTTGCTACTGATTTTATTAGTGCATGCAAATCTATGGGTATAGCTAAAGATTTAAATACAGCAACCGGTTCTTTAGAAATTCCTTTAGAGAAATAGTATGGCTAAATCACGAATTTCATGGGGTAAAATCAGAGCCGGAGATGTAGTTGAATTTCGTTATAAGGGTCAAAAACTAGGTGCTAAATCAAGATACAGAACTGCTTTAATTTTAAATGAACGACACATGTACAAAAGAGTAGATGGACATCGAGTAAGATTAGTTCATGCTATGGAATTCAGTGCTATACCAAGAAGGTCGGGATCTGTTATACTAAGAGAAGCTCACATAAAAAAGTTACTTAAAAAGGCCGGTAAAGTAGAATTAAGAGAAGGAGCTGACTCTGATTATTTTGCAATTAAAGGTACCAGAATGACGGCTAAAAGACAGTACAACAAACTAAGAAATTTAGTAACACAGCATGCAAATTACAGAACTTACAGTTGGGCAAGATTAAAAACTAGAGCGTGTTTTATATCTGAGGACTTTCAATGGCCAGATGAACTTGTAAAGGATGTTCTAGAGAATGCTCGTGATCCAGAAATAGATGAGGCAGAATTATAGAATGGTTGAAATAAGTTACGCGGTTACAACACACAATGAACATAAAGAGATAGAAAAGCTTATACCCTTTATACTCGAGCATAAAGATAAAGAAGATGAGCTTGTAATAATAGATGATTATTCAGATTATCAATGCTGGAGAATATTTGATGAATACATTCATGACTCTGAAAATAATATAAAATTTTGTGAGCATGCACTGAACAGTAATTTTTCTGTGCACAAGAATTTTATGAATGATCAGTGCTCTGGAGATTGGATATTCAATATTGATGCTGATGAGAAACCTCACGAAAATTTGATTGCTAATGTAAAACCTCTTATAGAGACAAACCCAGAAGTAGAATTATATTGGGTACCAAGAATTAATACGGTTGATGGAATGACACAAGATCATGCGGCTCAATTTGGCTGGAGATTAAACGATAAGAATTGGGTAAATTATCCGGATCCTCAACAAAGAATTTATAAAAATGCATCACATATACGGTGGAATTTTGCAGTTCATGAGAGATTAGAAGGTGCGAAAGTGGATACTTTATTACCTAGAGAAGAAGAGTGGTCTATATATCATCATAAAACATTGGAAAAACAAATAGAACAAAATAAAAAATATCAAGGAATTAAAAGATGAAAGCATTGGTTACAGGAGGAGCAGGATTTGTAGGTACTAATTTGGTTAATCGATTATTAAGTGATGGACACGACGTAATATCAATGGATAATTATTCAACTGGATCTACTAAAAATCATCAAAAGGGATGTCGCTACCTGGATTTTGATTGCACTGATACAGAATCATGGAAACAAGCTGATGAATTTTGGGAAGGAAATGTACCAGATGTTATATTTCACATGGCTGCGTTAGCTAGAATACAGCCTTCCATAAAAGATCCCATTCCGGCTATTCGTAATAATTTTGATAGTACATTGAACATATTAGAATACGCTAGGATTAACGATATAAAAGTAGTTTTTGCAGGATCGAGTTCTTATCATCACGGCTTATACGAAAGCCCTTATGCATGGTCTAAACATTCTGGTGAACAACTTTGTAAGCTGTACAGTAATGTGTATGATGTTAGTACTGTAATATGTAGATTTTATAATGTATATGGAAATCATCAGATTCTTACTGGAGAGTATGCTACTGTTATTGGAATATTTTGTGATCAGTATTTTAATGAGAAACCATTAACAATAGTTGGAGATGGAGAACAGCGTAGAGATTTTACTCATGTTGATGATATAGTAGATGGTATAGTTAAGGCATCTAAAGGAACATGGAAAGCTGAAACGTTTGAACTGGGAACTGGCCATAATTATTCTATAAATGAAATAGCAAAGTATTACGGAAAAGATTATCCAGTTAAGTATATTCCAGCCCGTCCGGGTGAATATGATGTTACATTATGTGATTACTTTAAAGCCCATAATGAATTAGGGTATCAGCCAACTGGTAATATACAATTATGGATTAGGGAGTTTATACAAGAAGTTGAACATGTTGGTCCACTTGTAATTAGTGAAGGGAAATTTAACTATGATCATGTAGTTGATGATGCTGGTGTTGATATAAAAACTGGTAAGTATGTAGGTGATGCATGAGAGAAATAAAATTGGTTACAAATTGTGAGAGACCTCCAAATTATCTTATGGATTATTGTTTAAAATACTGGTTAGATAGTGGATTTAAACCTGAAAATTTAATTTTTCTAGTTAATAACATTTCAAAATTTGATATGGTTAGATCTCTAAAGAATCGATATGGAATAGATGCAGTACGAGTAGAATCAGAAGAAGACATTTATAGAAAAGATCAGTGTGTGGTATGGGATGATTTAGAAGAGTATGATTACGGTGCTTACCATGATAGAGAACGGGATATTATTAATAGAGTACAACATCGGTTATTAGATAACGGAGTTGATGTAGTAATATTTTTAGATAGAGATGAAGTGCTCTATCATAATAATTTGATGGAAGTCTTACAAAATTTTGATGAAGAAGTTATACGACCAAGAGGGATAGAGGTTATTCAAGAAGGAAACGAATATGCTTTAGATGTTAGGAGACCAATTCATGAACAGAGATCTTACGTACGTTATTATCCGTCTAAAAGTAAAGCTTGTATTACTACAATACCAATAAATTGGATGGTTGGAAGACACGGAACTTTAGATGGCAGATGGCCACATGCAGATGATAGACACTTTGAAGTCGGTGGAAATAGAGATGAGTATCCTGGGTTGTATTTGTTTCATATTGATAAGGTAGATATGAATTTAGTCTATAGGTTACGAATAGAAAGTCAGAAAATTTTTACTAGTAATGATAGACATACTGGAGTCGTAGATCAAAATGAATTTACAGAATGGTTTACTGAAGCACAAAGAGACGGTGAACTTTACAAAGATAAAAAATTATTAAAAGAAATAGGAATGTAATATGCAAGTAAGAACAACTAAATTTGGATCGGTTAAAATGTTTGTACCGGATGTACACGTTGATGAAAGAGGGTTTTTTATGGAATCTTTTAACAACGAAATACAGAGTAAACTAGGAGTGGATTTTAGACAGGATAACCATTCTAAATCATATAAAAATGTATTGCGTGGATTGCATTATCAGTGGGCTCCACCAATGGGAAAATTATTAAGAGTCGTTAAGGGATCCGGATTGGATTGTGTTGTCGATATAAGACAGGAATCTCGAACATTTGGTGAACATGAAATATTCTTGTTAACAGAAAATAATTATTATGAATTATGGGTACCACCGGGATTTGCACAGGGATTTTTAGCATTGGAGGATGACACTCATTTATGTTACAAAGCATCGGCTTTATACAATGGTGATGCTGAAGGAGCATTAAACCCGTTAGACATGCAATTGGATATTAATTGGGGCATTGAACATGACCAGATTATCTTATCCGACAAAGATAAAGCTGCACAATCATTTGGAGATTATCTTGAAAACCCAAAGTTTTAACGAATACTACAAATATTATTTAACGTTACATAAAAACCCGCACACGAGGTTACTACATTTTATAGGTCAATTGGTTACGATTCTTTATGCCGCAATTGTTGTACTACATCAACACTGGTATTTAGCACCGTTTATTCCAGTTATTGTATATCCATTTGCATGGAGTGGACATTATTTCTTTGAACAGAATAAACCAGCGGCTTGGTCAAATCCAGTGTGGGCTAAAGCTTGTGATTGGGTTATGTTTTGGGACATAATTAGAGGACGAATAAAGCTATGAAAAAAATATTAATCGCAGGTGGAGCAGGTTATATAGGTACTAGGTTTTGTGAACAATACGATCGTCATTATGATATAACAGTTTTAGATCCATTTTGGTTTGGAGATAATATTAGGACCGATAATGTAAGAAAATGGAAAGGTGAAATACTAGATCTTGATGTAGACACCCTTAAGGAATACGATGCGGTGTTATTTATGGGAGGATTGTCAAACGATCCAATGGTTAATTTCAGACCAGATATGAATTTTACAGAGAATAGTGCTATACCAACTTATTTGGCATGGTTAACTAAAGAAGCTGGCATTAAGAAATTTATAGGTGCCAGCTCATGCAGCGTATACGGATTTACCAGAAATAAGACGTTAACTGAAAATTCACCAATAAAGCCGTATTATCCGTATGGAATAGCTAAGCTTCAACTTGAAAAGGGTATTTCTATTTTAGAAGATGAAAATTTTAGACCTGTTTTATTTCGTAAAGGAACTGTTGGAGGTTGGAGTAATAGAATGCGGTATGATTTGGTGGTTAATACTATGTTTATGACCGCAATTACTACTGGCAAAATTACTGTTAATAGCCCAATGTTGTGGAGGCCGCTGATTGATATTAGAGACGTTATTAATGGTTACCGATTAGCATTAGAAGTTGATGAAGAAGTTTCAGGAATTTATAATTTATCAGGAGTTAATATGACAATTGGTTCTCTTGGAAAATTAATCAAAAAACAATTGAATGCGTATGTTGATGTTGAACTTAGTATTTTAGATGTTAAGGATGTAAGAAACTATAAAGTTAATTGCGATAAAGCTGCAGATGAATTAGAATTTAAAGCAAAGTATAAACCGGCAGATTCTATACGAGAAATTTTAGAAAATATCGAAGATTTTAACACTTACGACTTTTCAAAAGATATATATTATAATATAAACGTATTTAAGGAAGTTACAAAATGAAGGTTTTAATTACTGGTGGAAGTGGATTACTTGGCGGTTACATACAAGATGAGTTAGAAAATCATGTGAACCCTCTAAGTTATGAGAGTGTAGAATATTACGCGCCCTCTTCTCATGAATGTAATGTTATGAGTAAAGAGTCTGTAAGTCGTTCATTTTATTCTTATAATCCTGATATTGTTATTCACTGTGCTGCGATTGCAAAATTTAAAGATGTAGATAAGAATCCACAAAAAGCTTTGATGGTGAATGTTACTGGAACATGTAACATTATAGGTCAATGTGAAGCTGGTAGTTTGGGAAGAACGGATGATGGTGTTAAGTTAGTTTACATTTCTACCGATCATGTGTTTGATGGTATGGGAGGTTTGTATGATACACATGAAAAGATAAATCCAATATCAAGGTATGCTAAGATGAAGGCAGCCGGAGAATTGTCCGTATTAACATACAGAAATCCGTTAGTAATTAGAACATCGTTTTGTCCGGAAAAATTTCCATTTGATACTGCGTATGTTGATAAGTATACGTCTCAAGATTACGTTGATTTGGTGGCTCCTAAAATTGTAGATGCCGCTCTGAGCGATCAAACTGGAATAATTAATATAGGTCATAAACGTAGATCATTTTATGAATTAGCAAAGGAAAGAAATCCAAACATTAAGAAAGGCAGTATTAGCGAAGTGATGGGTCCAGTTTTAATAGACACAAGTTTAAAGGTTTAGAATGCTTAACATAGAAAACATAGACGAAAAATTTTATAAGACTTTTAACAGTGATCAATGGAAAGAATTTCAAGATAAGTTTAATGATTGCGATGATATTTTTATTCTTGGTCACGGTGGTAATTTAGCCGTAGCAGATCATTCGGCAATAGACATAACACGATTGAGTAATGGAACAAAGAATGCTCAATGTCCAGGGAGTGCTACTGTTGTTACGTCTTTAATTAACGATACAAATTTTGATCAGTGGATGGTTCAATGGTTGAAACATGTTACGTCAACAAAAACTGAAGCTCAAATGAAAAAATGTTTAATATACGGAATCTCTTCATCAGGTGAATCTAGAGATTTGATTAAGGCTTTTCAGTGGGGACATGCAAATGGTCTACAGCTTGGTTGTGTAACAGCTAAACCGTTAACGGAAAGAATACCGAAGTTAACAGAGGTAGTTTTAGATTGTGAATATTATCATACGGCTGAAGTGTTATCGTTGTTATTACAGTATGAATTAACACACGGATCTGGAAAGGTTTGTCCACCAATTGGAGGTAATAAGCCAGAGGATATTGCACACTATTCCACACAGGAAATACGAGAGCATAGTTTTCCGGACGAAATTAAAAATATTTGTGTTGATTTTGATGGAGTAATTCATAAAAATAGTAAGGGTTATTACGATGGAACTGTGTATGATGAACCGGTTGAGGGTTCAAAAGAGGCTTTAGAAAAATTATCTAAAAAATATGATGTGGTTATATGTTCAGCTAAGGCTAAATCAGATAGGGGATTGGTGAACGGTAAGACTGGAACTCAATTGGTATGGGAATGGTTGAAAGAACACAAGATGGATAAGTTTGTAACTAAGGTTACAGCTGAAAAACCAAGAGCAGTTTTATATGTTGATGATAAGGGATTAAAATTTGATAATTGGAATGAAGCATTAGGAGAAATATTACCCGGAGAAAAAATTGAAGATTCGGATAGTGCCTTATATGTGTATGATTCTAATGTTGTAAATGTTTTAAAGGATGATGGAGTTGAGGATACAAATTGGGAAATCCTACAAAAATACGAAAATCAAACAACAGTTAGTCTAGAACAATTGAGATCAGATTTGGGTTCTGGATCATGGGCTGTTAGATTAGCATACAATGATTTGTTTGGTGGAGTTGTTATTCAACAGCATCCAGGTGAGGGTAACAGAAAACACATGCATACTGAAGCGGATGAAAATTGGGTGATATTAGATGGTGTATGGGAATGGTGGATAGACGGAAAGGGTACAAGTACAGTTGAGACGGGTGATTTTGTTTATGTTCCGAAAAACACTTGGCACCAGATAACGTGCATTGAAGGTCCAGCAGTTAGATACGCAATAACTAAACCCGATGTAGAACACATTTATTTACCAGAGGATATGAATGGCGAGAGCTGAAATAAAGGGGTTTAATGCAGTAGTTACGGGTGGATCTAAAGGAATCGGTAAAGCTACAGTTGAATTATTGAAGGAATGTGGTTATAATGTATTAGCCGGTGATAGCAAAATGGGAGATCTATCTAACGAAAATGGAATAAACCAATTCATTGATTTTATAGATTTCGATCAGATTGATGTGTTAGTTAATAACGCAGGTTATACAAAGTATGTTGATTCTTCATCGTGGTATAATGTTGATGATACTTTATTTGATAAAATTATGAATGTTAATGTTAAAGCACCATTTAAATTGATTAAAAAGTTGAGAGATAGATTTGTTGATACATCGTGTATCATCAATGTAGCATCAGTTGCTGGAATAACTGGTAATGGTAGTAATGTTGCATATTGTGCGTCTAAAGCTGCAGTAATAAATATGACTAAAGCGTTGGCAAGAAATATGGCACCAATTAGGGTAAATTCTGTAAGTCCAGGATTAATTAAAACTGGGTTCGTTAAATTTCCAGATGAATATTATGAAAAAACTGTTGATCAAACTCCAGTTGGTATAATGGGTCAACCTATTCATGTTGCAACAGCTATATTAAATTTAATAAACTGTGAGTATAGTAGCGGCATTGATGTTATAGTAGATGGTGGAAGGATTTTAAATTAATGGATATTTGCGCACTTATAATGGCACGAGGTGGCTCCAAACGGGTACCAAATAAAAACATTAGACCGTTTGCATATTCATCGTTGTTGGAATTAAAAATAGATCAACTTACAGATGAAGAATTAACTGTATATGTGAATTCAGATTCTGATGAAATACTAGAGATTGCGAATTTAGCCGGAGCAAAGTGTATTAAGAGAGAACCACAGTATGCTACAGATGATGTTTCAATAAATGATGTCTATAAAAATTTAGCACAAAGTGTGGAGCATGAACATATTTTATTTGCTCATGCTACAAGTCCACTAGTTAGCAGAGAATCACTAATAGATTGTCTGTCTAGGTACGGAGAAATTGCCGCATTAGATTTTCCAGAGTATGATTCATTGGCAACAGTTACATATTTGCATAAGTTTTTATGGTTTGAGGATATGGCAATAAACTATGATCCTAGTGAAATGCCAAGATCTCAAGATTTACCAGATTATTACATATTAAATTTTGCATTTAATATATTACCTAGACAATTAATGATAGATAGCGAAAATATTGTTGGTAAGAATTTTTATCCGTATGAATTAAATGAACTTGAAGCGTATGATGTTGATACTGAAGTAGAATTTCGTATAGCAGAATCAATATACACGGATTTTTATGGCAGAAATTAAAGTATTAGTTACCGGTGGATCTGGTTTTATAGGTGGTAATTTAGTTAAACGATTAAATGAATTAGGTTATATTGTAAGGACTATGGATTTTCACAGCGAGGATTATCCGTGTGATATTTCGTATCTTGATAGTTTTGAACCAGTTTATGAGTGGGAACCAGATATTATTTATCATTTAGCTGGACAATCGTACGGTAGGGGTGGATTACTTGATCCGTATAAAGATTTAAATTGGAATGCTAAAGGTACTTTAAATGTATGTGAATTTACTAAAAAATTAGGAACAGTTCACAGAATTATTTATACATCTACTATGGCAGTATACGGTGATGAAGAATTATCAGAAGAGATTGATCTTCCAAATCCACTATCAAATTACGGTACAACAAAATTAACTGGAGAACACTACATAAAACAATTAGATCAGCACGGCATAGGGTATACAATTTTTAGGTTATTTAACACGTATGGTCCAGGTCAAGATCTTGCTCATACTATGAAGGGTTTAGTTTCAGCTATGTTATCTCAAGTTCTTAATGGGTTTACAATTAATGTTACCGGTCATCTATCTAGATTTAGAGATTTGACATACATTGATGATTGTGTAGATGCATTAATTATGGGAATGGAATATGATACTCATAATGAAACGTTTAATCTGTGTAGCGGGAGAAAAACTACAGTTGATGATTTGATTAATATGCTAATTGATATTTCAGGAAAAGAGCATGAATTGTTTGATATAAAAAATACTGGAAGTCATTATGGAGATCAATATGGAAATACAGGAAATAACACAAAATTGACAACAGTAGGATGGAAACCAAAGGTTACGTTAGAAGAAGGTCTTAAGAAATTTTATAAGTATGCAGAAGAGAATGTATGAAGCCGATTGTAGTTTTAGCTAAGGGACCAAGTGCACGAGAAATAAAACCCGGTGATAAGTACGATGTAGCTACTGCGAACAATACTATCTGGTTATGTCCGAATCCAACGTATGCTTTTTTCAATGATGTTGATTTAATATGGTTGACAAGAAAGGAACACTTTAAAGAAGTTACACTAATGGTTATTCCATCTTATTTGCATTCTCATTGGGGTAGAGTAGAGGGTACAGTTGATTGTTCTGAAGACGAAACACATTTTCATGAGTTAGCCAAAATATTTCCAGGATGGTTGGATCATGTGAATTTACGTGTATACGAATTACATGCTGGAGATAATGAAAGACCGGAAGAACAAGAAAGATCAGGTCTTCAAAATTCTGGTTGTCCAGCTTTGGATGAGTGGCCAATGTCAACCGGTGGTACAGCAATATCATGGTTATCAAAATTTGGAGGATATAGAGATTTCATACTTGCAGGGTTTGATGCAGGAGGAGGTTATCACCCAATGTTTGTAGGCGGAGGTCATCCAGATGGAGAGAAGGGGTTTAATGGACAAGGTACTGCTCCGCAGAGACCCGATCAGTATCAAAACAATTGGGATGTATGTGCTAGGTTTGCAGGTAGATATGGTGGAACCATTAGACACATAGATGATATTGATGATGAAGAACTACGAGATCTTGGAATAGTCGAATGATAGTTACGATACACCAACCCAATTTTATTCCATGGATGCCATTTTTTGAAAAGATAGATCAAGCCGATGTTTATGTATGCTTGACACATTGTCAGTTTGAAAAGAATGGATTTCAAAACAGATTTAATCATGATGGAAAGTGGTATACGATGAGTGTAAAAAAGGGAAATATCCCCATTCGGAAAAAGAAATACATTGACGCAATCGAAAATTGGGAAAAGATAAAAAAAAGTCTCCCAGTTTATGAAGATTTCCTAAGCATGTTTGATCATAGAATTTCAAATAATTTAATGCTAACAAATTTAGGTATAATAAAGTCAGTTCTGTACTTGAGAAACATAAAGACCGAAGTAGTGCTAGATTGGAAAACGCATTTAAAATCAACAGAAAGATTGGTAGACATTTGTATACAGTATGGAGCAACAAAATATTTGTCAGGTATAGGAGCAAAAAATTATTTAGATGAGTCTTTATTTGAAAAAGAAAATATAGAAGTGATATATCAAGAACCAAAAAATAAGGTAAGTTTATTAGATGAAATTTCTAGGATTTGATAGGGTTTTGTGTATATCTCCCCATCCAGATGATGTGGAGTATAGTATGATGGGTACAATATTGAAATTCTTGGATACAAAGTTTGTTATATTGAATTTGTGTCAAGGTGGAGATTTGGATTCAACTACTGGGAAAACTAGATTAGAAGAAGTTCACAAGGTTTGGGGATCTCCTCCGAATGTACTACTAAGATTTACTGATCATGTGTATATGAGATCTTTAAGAGAAGAGCAGTGGATTAATTTAATAGAGAAAGAAATGGAAGATGCGCTAATAGATGCAATTTGTTTACCAAATGAATGCGATTCTCATTTCGAACATAGACTTATAGCCGGATTTGGACAAGCTTTAGTACGTTCCCAATCGACAGCCCTTATACAGTATAAGACGCCCAGTACGGATAACACATGGATACCAAATTTATTTGTTGATATAACAGAAGAATACAACTTTAAAGTAAAATCTTTAGAGGAATTTAAAAGTCAACAGCACAGATACTATTTTAGACCTGATGTTTTACGTGCTTTTCATTCAGATTATCAGAGTGCTAAGAAGGGGAAACATTTTATAGAACAATTTAAGGCGGTGGATTTATATGCATAAGTTGGTATTATTTATAAAGTCGTATGCGGGGCATTTAGAGTATACAAAACAGTTAATAGAAACAATAAAGAAATTTAATGTAGATAATTTACCAACATATCTGTCAGTTCCTCGTGATCAAATTGGATTGTTTGACGATAATGTTGATACTGATTATGCGACGTTAATGAATGATGATGAGATAGTCGGCAATCCAGTTATGTCAGATAATTGGTATGGTCAACAGCTTGTAAAAATGTCATTTAGTCAAACTGAATTATGTGAGAATTATTTATGGATAGATGCAGATTCTTATTTTATACGGGAATTTGGTACTCATGATTTTATGGCGAATGAAGATACACCGTATACTAATATTACAGAGTGTAAAGATTTACTTACTTGGTGTGCAATTAGACCGGATAAGGCTCATGTATTTCAATCCTTTGCAAGTGATAGATTAAAGGTTATGGAATTATTTCAAAGAACGGGTAAGTTATTTGATTCTGTTTGTCCAAATTTGTGGTCTTCTAAAGTATTGACTCACATGAAGAAGAATTACTTAGAGCCAAATAATATGCATTTTGAAACACTTTTACAGCAAGTACCGGGTGAATTGATTTGGTATACTGAATATTTATTGGCGACTAAGGTTATTGATGTTGTACCATGTGAAGGATGGTTTAAAGCATTTCACTATTTAGATCAGATGAATGATTGTAAGGCACAAGGAAATACAGAGGAAACATTGGCATACAACTATTTAGGTATTGTTATGCCAAGTAAAGAAACACAGGAATTAAGATTTTAATATGTTATTAAGCACACTCAATCACAATGTTCCGGATTTAACTGATAATTTAATACATCAATTAAGAAAAGATCCAATAACAAATGATATGGAATTTATGGTAGTTGATAATGGTTCATCAGAACCACTAGCAAAACAGACTACTCATAAGTTAGAGACTAATGCTTATTTTGGCGGAGGATTTAATGTGATCCTAGAGTATTTCTTGAGCACGGGTCATGATTACCTTGCGATGTTGAATAATGATCTGATATTCCACGGATATAGTTTTGTTAGTAATGTTTTGAGCGAAATGAAAGAGAATGATTCTGCAGTATATAGTCCATCGGTTATCAATGCAGAAATATCACAATGCAATTGGAAACAAATGTATAATTGGGGATCTAACACTGTTAGAGAAGTTAGGTGGATTGATTTTCAATGTCCTATTTTAAGAAGAGATATTTGTGAAATAATACATCAGTTTCCTGATAAGTTAGTATACGGATGGGGATTGGATTTTTATGCAGGTGTTATGGCTGAAACTCATGGATTGAAGACACACGTAAGTGATAAGCAAGCAGTGGCTCATTTAAATTCACAGACATTCCGTAGGGGTAAGATTAACATTGGAGTTGAAGAATTTTGTAGAAGAGCAGAATTTGGATTACACGATTATTTTTCTAATTCTGATTATAATGAATTATACTATGACTTAAGAAATTGGGGAGAAGATTATGAATACAAGTAATAACTCACCGATGACGTTTTGTATTTCAACATACAATAATTTGAAGTATTTAAAAATTGCAGTAGATTCTGTTCGAACGAATTCATACTATGCTGAATCACCGTTTATAGTTCATGCAGAGAATTGTGATGATGGTACGGATGAGTGGTTAATTAATAATAGCGAAAAATATGAGTTAGAATTTTATATAGATAAAAATAAACCGGCATTGGGTATTGGTGGAGGAATGAATTTTTGTGCTGATAAGGTAAAAACTAAGTACATTAATTTTTTGCATTCTGATTTCTATGTAACTAAAAATTGGGATAAAGCTCTATTAGATGTACATGAAAAATATCCAGATGAAAAATTATGGGTTAATTCTCATAGGGTTGAACCTAAAATGTTTGCAACAACTGAATCTAGACCTGGAACTGTTGTTGTACCACAAGAGGTATTCGGTGCATACTATGATGATTTTAATACAAAAACTTTTGATGCGTGGGCAGAGGAATTTGTAGATGGGAATGATTTTGAGATTGCTAAAGGCGAAGGGGTTAGTGGATTGATACGAAAGAGAGATTGGGACGAAATTGGTGGTAATGACCCGTTGTTTGCGCCGGCAAGCTGGGAGGACATGGATTTATTTTTGCGAATGTTGCAGAATGGATTTAGATTTATACTACCAACTACTTCTTTAATATGGCATTTCGGAGCAAGAGGAAGTCATAGATTAGAAGAGAATGATGGAAAGACAGCGGAACGTCAGCTCAGAGCAGAACGAGATAATCAACAGAAGTGGGTTAAGAAATGGGGAAGATTACCTAAATTTGATGAGGTAGGATTTATATGCGGATTAATCGACTAAAGGTTCTTGATTTTGGAACCATGAAGGGATGCGTAGCATCTGAAAATATTAAAACTAATGAAACAATATACGAGTTTACAGGAAAAAAGATACCATTTCCAACACGAACGTCGATTGAATCAATATATGGTCATGTTGAAGATGAAATGGGTCAATACTTAAACCATAATTGTAAGCCGAATTCAAATCTAGTTAATTTTATGTCAAAGGAATGGACAGGAATGAAGGTGGTTGCAATACAAAATATTGATAAGGGAACAGAAATTACATTTGATTATAATTGTACTGAAGGTGAATTATCTAATCCATTTGAATGTAACTGTTGTAATAAACTAATTAAAGGAAGAAACCATGTTATCGCTAGTCGTACCAAGTTATAATAATTTAAGACACTTAAAAAATTTATTTGCTTCATACGTGAACAATACAAAACCAGGTGAAGTAGAACTAATTATAATAGATGATTGTAGTACTGATGGCACTCAGGAATGGATGGAAAGTATATTTCATAGTCATCCACTTAGTTTTGAGTATAATCAGATACAGTGCATTTATAGCAAAAAACGAGTAGGACATACTGTATTGTATGATACAGGGTTTGAAAGAGCTACTAATGATTTTGTTGGAATATTACATGCAGATATGTACATTGCTCCAAATTATGTAGAAAATATGATGAAGCATGCAAAGAAGGGAACTGTCGTCTGTGCTACTAGGATTGAACCACCTCTACATCCACCTCAACCAATTGTAAAAATAATAAAGGATTTTGGATTAGATTTTGATACGTTAGATATTGATGCGTATGAAAAATTTGCAATTGCGCAAGCTAAGATTGACAAGGACAAGACATCAACAGGTATGTTTGCTCCATGGATGTTGCATAAAGAAGATTATTTTAAATGTAATGGGCATGATCATAACTTTGCTCCATTTCCGTATGAAGATTCAGACATATTTCAAAGATGGATGTTAGGTGGTTTAGAACTGATGCAGAGTAGAGATGCATTTGTGTATCATCTTACATGTAGAGGTCATAAATGGACTAAAGAAATAGGAGTGTATGATGATGAATTTGATGGATTTGAAGTAAAAGCTAGGCGGAATTGGCTTAGAAAATGGGGATCTTGGATAGAGAATGATCAAGAACAACGCCCTATAATTTATCCAAAATACGATATTGGGTTTGTAATTGATAATTGTGATAGTAAAAAAGTATATGAATTAGAACCATGGTGCAATGACATGTACGGAGATTTTGTTGGTCATAAAGGATTTCATATTAACAAGTACATTAAAACTGAACAAAAAACTACGTTTTATGATCTGTCAAAGAAATTCCATACTAGATATATTGAGCCGACTAATGATGTAGTAGTTGAATTTGACGTAGAAAAGTTACGTGAAGCTGATTTTAATATACTAATTAACCTAAATAAGATAATTCAAGACTCTGGACAGGTCGGAAAATTTCAAATTGGTATATTTAATATTACAATACATAGAATGGTTAATCAAATTCCGCACTTAAAGCACGCATTTAAACTTAGTGAGGAATATTTATAAATGTAATGGAGAATTTAAATGGCTAAGAAAGCAGCATCATTTGAGTATAATGGTACATTAATCAAAGTATTAGATGGTGATACAATTGATTGTTGGATCGATTTAGGATTTGATCTAAAAATTAAAAAAAGAATTAGATATATGGGTATTGATACTTGGGAATCACGTACTAAAAACCTAGATGAAAAGAAATTGGGTCTAGCAGCGAAAGCACGAAACAAAGAGTTGTTAGAGGGTGGAGTTTTTAAGATAGTTTCTCATGGTACTGGAAAATTTGGCCGAGTTTTAGGAGAGATTTTCGTACAGGAAGAAGCCGTAGGTGATTCAGTACCTGAGGGTGTAGACAGAAGCGCAGATGGATTAGTTAGTATTAATGACATATTAATGGCAGAAGGTCATGCTTACGAATATCATGGTGAAAAGAAGAAAGATTTTAAAGCAGAAGTACTAGCAGAGAAAAAAGCAGCGTTAAGTGCAGTGTACACTCCAGCAGTCGATCAACCCGATTATGAGGATAAACAGGTATTGTATAAATCATAGAGGATTAAATGTACAATTTAGGTTATTTACGTCAAATAGACGTTAACATTACAGACCTCTGTAATAAAACATGTAGTTTTTGTCCTAGACATAGCAAAGACGTATATCCAAACAACAACGAAAACATTTCTATTGAGCTTTTTACTAAAATAATAGACGAGTGTAACGAGCAAGGATTTGAAGGGGATATTATGTTATGTGGTAGAAGCGAACCAACTATGCATCCTCAATACGAAGAAATATTTGATCTTCTTACTCAAGACGGAAAAACTTGGAATGCGTGTATAACAACAAATGGTTATAAACTAGAAAAATATTGGGATAGATACTACAATAAATTAGATGGTATGATTTTGAATACATACACTACTAGACGGGATTACGAAGATAGAGTACAAAAATACGGTTATGATTTAAAAAGCAATCACAAGAGATTTGGAGTTGAACAGTATTTCAAACCCGATGGTCAAACTGTTCAAGAAATAAATTCTAGTGCAAATAGGTTTCAAATTCCAGATGGACCAGGACGCTGGTATAAGCATGACTTTAATAGCAGATGTGGCATACAGGAACATTCAGAAAAGGCTGATACTAGATGGCGTAAATTGCCGTGTAGTCATACTTTAGACTTGTTATTTTTAAACTTTGATGGTAAAATTCACATGTGTTGCAATGATTGGGGTCCAGGTGGAGGTAAGGGTCAGACAGAAGTCGGAGAGTATGTTACAAAAAATATTTTTTATGCTTATAGAAAAAATAAAAAACGAGCTGAAATTACGCATCATCTTTTAAACGGAAGACGGAACATGATGGAAGCTTGTACTAACTGTACTATGACCACAGATTCTCAAGAACACTGTAAGAGTGCTAAAGAAGATTGGCAATTACAAAATTATATGGCTAAATTAATACAGTCGAAGGATGAATATTACCACGATGAGGATTCTCTAAAGGTGATACCATGGGGTGATGAAAAATAATGAAAAAAAGCATGTACATGTACCGGTTTTTTGTATTATATTCAAGCTATGAATACATATTATATATTATTAACTGATGATGGGCCGGATGAATTAATGTTTGATAGTAATATATTGGGTCAAGAGAGTTTTGGTACATTCTATGCAGAAAGAGGAATGAAATCACTGTATGATATATTGGATAAGCATCCAGAATTGGTTTCTGAAGTTGAAATAGTTACAGATACAGGTGTACATTTTACTATTACAGAGTTTATGGATAAATTAAATGATTGGCGGTTACTATTTAATTAGGAGAATGCAATGAACCAACATTGGCAAAAATATGCAGAAGAATTTGAAGACTTAGAAGAACGTGAAATAAGAAAAGCGTATAAAAATAGGCCTGGTAAAAAATTAGATCATAAACAAGAAAAGAAACTAAAGGAGAGAAAGAAAAATGAAGTTCAATATCCTAAAAAATCTAAGCGTTAGTGCGATATTACTGCTTACAATCGGTTGTGAGAAAGAACAACCATACGAACCGGTTGATGATTTACATGGAACAGTATATGTTACAGTTGAATATGTAGATGAGATCGTATTAAACACTAATTCGTGGCAGACTCTAAAAACTATTTGGGGAATATTAGAGTCTGACATGGATGTATCGTATGTAAGGGTTGAGTGGAGCTCTAACATGTTTTGGGTTATAGGTGATACTACTGGTTATTTTAAGACTGACTGTAGAACGTGCAATACCGGTACTTGGTATGATACTGATGGAACTACTGAGTACATGAGTTACGATTTTAATTCTATGTCACCAGTTACAAATCAAATATCTATTGCAGATAATTTGGGGCAATTCGGAAATGTATTGGCTCCAGTTCGATCGATGAAAGGGGATGTTATGACGCTTTGGTGGAACATTGGAACTTCATATATTGATTCAATGGAGGTAGCATTAAATTGACATTTGTATTAATAGACAAGCAAGGTAATATAGTTGATCGGTATAATACATCAACAAAAGATGAAGCTAAGCATTATTTTGTAGGAAGAAAACAATTAGAGGAAAAAGCATTTGACAAGCTTTGGAATGTAATATCCGATGAAGAACACGAATCAAGAGTGAGAAGTGGATTATACAAAAAATTAAAAGGTGAACCCAACCGGTACAATAAACTTGGTGATGGGGAATTTGGAGACTGGTTAGATATGGAGAAATCATAATGTATAATGTGGCAGGTAAAGTGTGGGGTAAAACTGCAGAAATATTTTCAAATCATAATTTTGAAGTACATAGAATAGAAGTCAATAAGGGTGGTTTTTGCTCTAAGCATAAACATGTTCATAAGTTTAATGCATTTTATATGGAGAAGGGTACTTTAGAAATTACTGTTTATAAGAATGATTATGATTTAGTTGATAAAACAGTTATTAATACGGGTCAAATAGCGATAGCAAAACCTGGAGAGTTTCACGAATTTAAAGCACTAACAGATTGTATTTGTTATGAAATTTATTGGGTAGAATTAAATCATCAAGACATTGAACGTGAATCTGTTGGTGGCATACCTAAAAAATGAAAATTTTTATAGGGTTTGATTCCAACTACCCGCATGTTTATCAAGTATGTCGAAGATCTATTGAAAGATATTCTGCTGAACATGAAATAATTCCAATTAGTAGACAAAAATTAATTGATGATGGATTATATTGGAGAGATCCGGTTTCTGGAGAGTCTACGGAATTTGCATTCACTAGATTTTTAGTACCATATTTATCAAATTACGAAGGTACGTCTTTATTTTGTGATCATGATTTTATGTGGAGATGTGATCCGGAGGAACTTACTAGATTTTGGCCTCGCAGACGAGATGTGGGTCAGCATGATGTAGATTTAATGATGGTTAAGCATCAATTATCAGATAAGGTTATTTACGAAGAAAAAATGAGTGGAATATCTAATAAGTCATATCCAAAAAAATGTTGGACTTCATTAATGTTTTTTAAGAATAAGAGATTTACGCACATGACACCCGAATATGTTAACACTACTTCACCGTCTGATTTACATGAGGTGGCTTGGTGCGATGAGGGTAAGATTGCGGATTTACCATTGAGTTACAATTATTTAGTTGGATATTATGAAATGAAAAATCCAAGAGCAGTGCATTATACCAATGGAGGTCCATGGTTGAATGAATATAAAACTGAGGAATTTGCAAAAGAATGGTTCGAGATTTCAAAAAGCTTATAAAAAATAAGAAAATACTACTTGTTGGTAATTCTGTTGAAATGATGAAACATAGAAAGGGTGGAAACCTCGGAAGATGGATAGATGATTTTCCAGGACCGGTCCTCAGGTTTGGTATGGGTTTACCTGTGTCAGACACGGTGATCGATGCAACTGGTAGACGAACAGATATATGGGTTGCCGGTGCATTTAGACTTGGAATGTGGTATCAATATGGCAATACACTTTTAAAGGATACATTTGTACTTTTTAATCGCAATCGTATTCATTTAGATAAGAGTGCTGATCGGGATTGGGAAAATGGTAGACGTGGTCCAGGAACCATACGTAATATACCGTATATGGATACGTGGAGTGATGAAGAGTTGCTGGATATTTATAAGGAATTTGGATATACTCCAAATGTTGGTAATGCAGTAAGACCGTCTAGTGGATTTTTGACAATACTGTGGTTTATACGGAAGATGAAAATTTATAAGCAGTTACATTTGATAGGTTTTGATGCGTTTGCTAAGGTTACTGAAAAAATAAGACATCCGAATACTAAGTCTCCTCCATTCAGTTGGCATTTACCAATATCAACAGGAGAACATCCACATAATGCGCCATTAGAAAAGCATGTATTGACCAAGTTACGAGATGATAATGAATTGAAGTGGCACATACTTTCAGATTTAAAGGACGAGAAAATAACATATTCTCAATGGCATCCATTAGACAAGAGGGCTAAAAAGTGAAAAAAATAAGACATAGTAGATTACCAATTACATTAGAAAGCTCAGATAGATTAACAACCGATATGCTAGAGGCTATCGAATTTAATATCTCATTAGGGTGGGATAAATGGGTTGATGAATATGGAGAATGGTTTAATCCGTATAAACTAGATCCAAATCAATTGGAGTTATTTAAATGAAAATAATAGCAGGACCATGTGCAATAGAAAGTAGTGATATGGCTCAGATTACAGCTGACTATATTTCACTAATAGCAGATGAATTTCCAGAACACGAATTCGTATACAAATCATCTTATGATAAAGCAAATCGTACGAGTATAGATTCTAAACGTGGTATAGGAATGGACGAAGGTCTTAGGATACTTGAAGATGTTGGAAATAAATTTGATCTTAAGTTGACCACTGATGTTCATGAAACTGATCAAGTTGAAGCGGTTGCTCAAGTTGTAGATGAGATTCAAATTCCGGCTTTACTAAGTAGACAGACGGATTTGATTGTTACATCAGCTAAAACTGGAAAGTGGGTTAATATTAAGAGATCACAATCTGCATCTGGAATGGACGCAGCAACAATGATAGAAAAATGTCATAGAGTAGACAACGAAAATGTACAGATGATCGAAAGAGGAAGTTCAGTTTTAAACGATTTGGTTATAGATTGGAGAAATGTAATTGACATGCAATTATTAAAAAATTGTAAAGTTATTGTAGATATAACACATCCTCATGGTCCAATGTATGCATCGTATTATGCGAAAATGGCGAATGCTTTGGATGTAGACGGGTTATTTATGGAAGTTCATCCGGATCCATTAAAGGGACATTCTGATGGTACAAAAATGATAGATTTTGATATGTTTAAAGATATTGTTCAAAGTGTTACAGTGTAACAAAACTTAACACTCAAGTGTAACAGTAATGTTACAGTCATAAAATGTTAAAATAACGGAAGCTTAAAAACTTCCGTTTTTGGTTTTTATTCGAAAATAAATCACTCCCTAAATCCAATATTATCAAACATATATAACTTCATAAAAAAATAATTCCCCCAGGAGTAGGCTTTGGCATACTTTTTGCATCCTATACTATAGGAAGAGACAATTAAAGTCGCTTCAAATTAACAAAAGTCATAGGAGAACAAAAATGTTCAAAAACCTACTTAAAAAAATAAAGAGTACCAGAGGTAATTCACTTGCTGAATTTGCTGTTACTACCGCAATGATGGCTACATTAGCAACAACTGCAGCTCCAAAATTTGGTGGTGTGGGTGCTGGTGCTAAAGAGAAAAAATCAATGAATAACATTGATAAGATCCTTACAGTGGCCAATAATTTTTATAACCAAACATTATCTGAAGAAGGAAAAGGTCGGTTTCCTGGTCAATCTAAGTACGATTCACCTGTAGGTGGAATTGAGCTAGAAGACGGACAATCAACTGATGAAGCTCTAGAAGCATATATTGAAACAATTCTTGAAGACAAAGTATCATATACATCTGAGCTTGGTGAATTCGTTTACGTATTCTCAACTGCAGCTGATGATGAAGATGCTTTACAAGGTGACTGGATGAACTTAGAAACATCTGTTGTTTATGATTCTGACGGTGCTTTGGATATTAAAAAGAATTTTGGTAACTCAGGTATGAAATCACCATTTCAGGACGGTTCATACGCTTACTTAGTTATTCCAGGTTCTGGTTCAGGTACATCTGCACAATCACCAGCAATGGTAGTGATAGATACTGAAAATCCATCTTCATTAAAGAAAACATTAGTTCCTTAAGACATAAGATTTTTTTAACCAACCAAATTGAACAATAGTTCAGGAAAGGAATCATGAAGAACATATTAAAAAACACACAGAAGGGTTTCACATTGATTGAGCTCGTAATGGTCACGATCATTCTTGGAATCTTAGCAGCTGTAGCGATACCACGGTATCAAAACACGGTTGATTCTGCAGAAGAAGCAACTGAAAAGGCATTTGTTGATCTGATATGGGCTGGTTTGGAACAAGAAGCAAGTAAGAGATTAATGGCAACAGGTGTAGAATCCTGGCCGTATAATCCATTATCTGTAATAGGAAGAAGTCGCAATGTTATTGTAACGTTGTATGATGGAACCCCAGATGAAGATGATGAGTGGCAGTTTAGTGTTGACGCAGTAAGCGTTCCCTCACTATTTCATCACAGACGTAACGATGAAATCTATTACTACACTTATGACTCAACCACGTTTGAATTGGCTGAATTGCCAGTTTTATACACTAACGAGTAATTAATAGGGGATTTGGTCTCCCTTATCCCCTATTTTTTTATAGTTATTTATGTGAGACCAATGCACACATATAGAGCACGAAACGATAACGAAAGAAAAATGAATACAAAATTAGGATATTTTCCGCAAAATAAACAAGAAGATAAAGAAGTCTTTATTGAAATAGGTTTAATAGCCGCAATCGTAATAGTACTAGGAATAACATTTTTAGGCGAAAAACATGAAGGTTCAGTAGGATTAGAACCTTCCATGGAAGAATTTTATGAACATCCACTGCAGGCTTGGCAGTCTACGGACAGTAAAGGTCAAGTTGTTAGAGTTCGGTATGCTGTACAGAGAGAAAACACTAAATTGTACATGGTTAATACTGCTGGAAAAGTTGTTCACAAACAACCATTATCATTGAACCGATACAAAGATGGTAGAGATAGGATTGAAACGTATGTTTGGAGATTATACAGAACAGAGTGGACCGATAATATTAGTCCAGGATCATATCAAATAATAGTTGGTACTACATCTGATGGTTATAGAAATGGTCTTAGGACTGAAATAAACATACAATGAAATATTTAGCACTTATATTTCTAATAAGTGTTATGTTCCCACAAGAAAAATACAATGGGCATTTTAGAGGACGTCCATGTGATGATACAGAGGTCAGAGGATATTCAGGATTACCTGCTTGGAAAAACTATGGTGAATGGTTAAGTGAATGTGATTCGATAGCATCGGCTTGGGAAGATTCTACATTTGCTATTATTCTTAAAGAACGGAACATAAAACGATTAGAAGAAGAAAAACGTCGCGAAGAAGAAATCGCAGCTATTGATCTTGATGCAGAATTAGATATGGATGCTATGTGGGATAATACTGTTTGGAACGAGATTACAGAGATTGGTGAAGAATATGTTGGTGAGGTAGAACAGATAACAGCAGTCGCTGGTGTACGGGGAGCAGAAGCAGAAGATGAAGCGTTACATCATTTGTATTATCGGCGAAGTATGAGGGGAATTTCACAAGCAGACTATAGAAAGGCTTACGGTAAGTTACGAAACAAAAGAGATGTGTTATACGAAAAAAATCCAGAACATCCCAAATTGGAACGAATAGATTTATTACTTTTAGAGTTGAAAAATAAAATACAAGTGTAGATTATTTAAGATACTTGTTTATTTTGTTTTCTATTTTATCTGCAAGGTCGTATTTGATGCAAATTAATATAACCATAATGATAATGATTTCTTTTTTCCATGGATCCGGAGGTATGGCTACTTCTAATGCAATAATAGAAGCAGCGCAAATTTGAAATAATAGTAGTATGTATTTCTTCATATCTTTCATGCGTATAAATAGTATTATTTTTGCTTTCTAAGATAACTAAAGATCCATATACAAAAGATCATTAAAGTTATCATTACTATAGCATCCAATTGAGAATGTTGTACCATGATATGTGTAGTGGAAGGCGGTGCTACACTGTTAGATGGAGCACCGCTTTAGTCTTCCTTACTTCCGGAACAAACCTACTAACAGCAATAAAGCGACTAATCCAACAAATCCGTTTTCGCCGAATTTTGAGAGAATCGCCATTAGGTTTGCGATAACATTTACGCCGAAAATACCACTGCCAAAGAGGACTTCTGACATGGCTCCGACTGCCACAAAGGACATGAGTAGAGTGACTAAGTCATCTATCCAGCCTTTGACAGTTGTTATGATTTCCTTCATTATTATCTCCATTGTTGTTCCAAATGAAAAAGACTTGTCACTATCTGAAACGAAGTAACAAGTCCTCATTATATAAGTATGTTTCCTCGATTCCAAAAGTATTTATTGATATGAATAGTGAACATTATAGAAAACTTCATGAAATGATCGCAACAGCTCTTGATGCGCACCAGTTAGCAGATTGGTCCAATAAAACAGCTAGAGAAATGATTACCAAAATGATAATTAAGAAGTTTAAGGAGTATATGGATGTCTACGAATAACAAATTTACTAGAGATAGAATCTACATGGTTGATGGTGAAACACTTAACAATTTACATAAAGTATGCGAATATCTAAAGGGATGTAGACCTGAACATAAGGATCTTATAAACAAATTAATTCAAGATTTATTGCAGTGTTCTGTTTTTGATTTTGAAGATAGTGAATGGGATTCAATAGATGAATATGAATTTGTTAAAATGCTTCATCATATAGGAATAGTACCGTATAGCGAACGTAATTAAAATGATTCGAAAACTTATCACTTGGTTCAAATTGAAATTACCAAAAAGAAAAGTTTTTCATCATGCGATAAGTAAAATGCCATATTATGGTGAATTTATCGGAGAATAGTGAAAATAAACATGTACATTAACCGGTTTTTGTTTGTATATTCTACTATAACAATTAACTAATAAATAATAAACTTGAGGTTACTATGACAACAATACTTTATATCTTAACAATCATCGCTTATCTGTGGATAGGCATAAAAGATCCTGCTGGATTAATGCCAAAGGCGGTAAAATAATGGCTAGAGAACATACATTTTTAAGCCCATGGGGAATTAAGTGGGAATTAACAGGTGATATTCTAGATAGAATTGACGTTTATGATCATGTTGAAACTGTAACTGGTTTCGATGAAAAGGGAAATGAATGGGAAGGTTCTGGATTGGTCAGCTGTGGGGATCTTGTAGAGGTTGATGATGCTGTTGAAATCAAACCAATGGCTACGGTTAATCCTGAATTTGTGAAGGAAGGTTTTGATTGGAACACTCCGATTAAGGATCAAAAATGGTATAATACTGAATTTGTTTCTACAGAAATAGATCTTGATCGTGATGTTCCACATTCAAGCTTTGATGAATAATATGTACCGGTACCCGAGTGGCTAAGGGGACGGATTGCAACCCCGTTATTCGTCAGTTCGATTCTGACCCGGTACTCAATGAGTGCGTAGCCCGATTTGGAAAGGGGGCGGACTGTAAATCCGTTTAACCATCAAGTAGGTTCGAATCCTACCGCACTCACATGAAGAGAAAAATAATTAGACCACTGTTACAAGAAATTTACAAGGATGATCCATGGAAAATGCTTGTTTGTTGCATACTTCTAAATTTAACTCATAGAAGACAAGTAGATACGATACGTGAAGAACTATTCGATCGTTATCCAAGTCCTCTTCACATGGCTTTCGCTAATGAATCAGAATTATCACACAAACTTAAACCATTAGGTTTTTATAATAAGAGAGCTAAAACTTTAAAGCGAATGAGCTTAGAGTATGTTAGGGGATTTAAGAAACCTAAAGAATTACATGGTATTGGAAAATACGGTAGTGATTCATGGGAAATATTTCAAAACGAAAATTTTAATATTAGTCCCGAAGATGAAGTATTGAAAGAATATTTAAATATAATTGGAGAGCGTAAATGATGTTCGCGATATGGCTCGTCCACTAATGTGGATAAAGGGGAGAAGAGCCTGATCCCCACCAAATTTTAACTCTAACTTTGAAAGAAAAATAATGGACGAAAAGAAAAAACCAAAAAAGTCTTCGAAAATAGATAACTTAATAATAGATCTAATACTTGATCATTATAATGTACAATCTTTTTCAGGGTTAAGAGAAAATTTGAGTGGGGATCAATTTATGGAATTGGTTGAAAAAGCAGAAGAAATGTATTACAAAAAAATGATACAAAAATACGGTAGTTTAGATGAAGTAGCTGAAGCATGACATTACCAGGGGAATTTGATTTACACATAATTGATACGTGTAATTTGCATTGTACAGAATGTATTGTCTTGGATTATTTAGGAGATAATAGGGTAACCAATCAAAAATACAATCTAAATGATGTCAAAGAGGTTGTGTCTAATTTTAAGAGACTGGATCTAAGAGTAGAAGAATTAAAGATTTTAGGTGGTGAACCAACTTTAAGTAACCATTTAGATGAAATTATAAATTATCTACTAGACGTAAAGATTCATGATAAGATAACATTAGTTACAAACGGATTAAATTTTACAGAGAAAGTTGTAGATTCATTAATAAAGTTAGATAAACTAATTATTTCTGTTTATCCATTTAAGACAGGCTTAGGAGTTTTAGGACTAGAATATCAAATACGTACGTCAAAATTGTATGACAAATTAGACCAAAATTTAGAATTAGAATTTCTGTTTCAACTGCATTTTCAACGTTACGGTCATAAACAACCACATTTAGAGTATTCTCCAGAATTGAATTGGGAACGGTGTTGGCAAAAGGATACTTGTAGAACTATAACGAAGGACAATTTATATAGGTGTGCAAATACCTACAGTGAGGATAAAGATAAATGTACATGGGAAGATAGACAAAAAGTTATTGATTTCATTATGAGTGATGTTCCATTAAGTCATTGTAAAGATTGTCCATTCCCACCAGCTGAGAAAGAATGGACTTCAAATGATTTGCCAATTGATATGAAAAATTATAAAAGAGGTTCGGAAATAATTAAAAGTTATGGAAAAAGAATACCACACATAAGAGAATTTAATGGTTGATGGTTACAAATTACTAGAAAATGTCATTTCTAAAGATGATATAGAATATTTGCAAGAGTATACATTATTGGTTAAACGACGTGTTATTCCAAAGATCGGTTTAACTAGATCAGACGGTGGTGGACTGTACTGGAAAGGTATAGATATGGCTTCTAAATTTGAATTATCTTCAGAAAAAGAGAACAAAAAGTTGTATGATTTTTATACATCAGATTTCATGTATAATATAGCTTGTGATCACATAAAAGAACCATATCTATTTAACGATCAAATAGTTGTTAAATTACCGAATGAACGTTTTTGGTTTGAACCTCATTTTGATAACCAATATGGACCATATCCGGATGACAAAGAATTAGTTACTATTAATTGTATGTTAATTTTAGATGATTTTACAGAAGAAAATGGAGCCATAAGTCTTAAGAGTACAGTATCAAATACATGGAGAACAATCTATCCAAAGACTGGAGATATATTACTTATCGACGGTAATACTATGCATTCGTCAAAACGCAATAAAACAGACAAAGTAAGACGAGCATACATTTGTGTTTATGCTAATAAACCCATCGGGAAGGACTTCAAAAGCGGATATTATTACAAAAAACTTAAAAAAAAGTGAAAAAAAGTGAAAAAAAGTGAAAATAAACATGTACAAGTACCGGTTTTTTGTCGTATATTCTATTATAACAAATGATTAATAAATAAGCAATTCATAAAAGGTTAAAATGTCAAGAATAAATAAAAACTCAAATTACTGGATCGGAAACCTCACAGGTTCTTCGGATATGTGGTGGAGAGAAGATGAAGTCAAATCTTCTGGTAAAGATCTAGTTGCTCTAGCTGGTTATCGTAGAGCTATTTCAAACTTTGTGAATATCGTTACTAACAAAACAGATATTCCAGTAAAATTCAACACTCACGGTAATAGTCACACTGACGGCAAAACTGTTACTCTTAGCGCAAGCGTTAAGGAAAATAATTTTGATCCAACTGTCGGACTTGCTCTTCACGAAGGTAGTCACATTGTTCATAGCGATTTCGAACTATTAAAAGAGCTCAAATCGGTTATAGCTGAGAAAATGGGTGTGGATTTCGGTGGATTAGCTTATAATTCTCCAGAGTGGAAAGCATTTTACACTTCAGTTTCTCGTATTAAAGACCTTCTAAATTACGTTGAAGATCGTAGAATCGATTATCTAACTTTTAAATCAGCTCCAGGATACAAAAATTATTATCACTCAATGTATGATAAGTATTTTAATTTTGCAGTAGTTACTAAAGCTTTAAAATCAGGTGAATATCGTGACGCTACAAGTTATGATTCTTATGAATTCCGCGTTATTAACTTTACTAACAATGCTACAGATTTAAATGCTCTTCCTGATCTTAGAAAGATTTACAGAGTATTAAATCTTAAGAATATCTCAAGACTTACATCAACAGAAGAGTGTTTAGATGTCGCGATTGAAATGTATAAATTAATTATGAATAACGTAATCGATCCTACTCCAAGTAAAGACGGTGAAGAGACACCAGCTGAAGCTGAAGGTAGTAAAGGTGAAGAATTACTTGACAGTAACCTAGAAGAGAATACACCAGGATCATCATCAGAAATGAGCGAAGGTTCAGACGATGATGAAACTGGTGATTCTGACGGTGAGTCAACAGAAGCTTCAAGCGGGCGTTCAGGTGAACCAGTTCCAGAGAATGAAGATTTACCAGAATTAACTGAAGCTCAGAAGAAATCTTTAGAGAATGCAATCGCAAAACAAAAGAAACTTATTGACGGTAGTATGACAAAGTCAAAGCTTTCTAAAAAAGATGCTGAAACACTTCAAGCAGTTGAGGAATCAGGTGCGTATACTACAGATGTTGGTACGGGTGAAGAATATTATAACAGAACAGATTGTATTGTAGTTCCAAGACTTGTTGAATCAATGATCCCATCCAGATACGAAAGAGGTCCTTACGATTTTCTAAGAAAAAGTTACTATCACTCTGATACTAATGAAAATGCTGTATTAGACGGTTTAAGACTTGGTACAGTTCTTGGTAAGAAATTACAAGTTAGAAATGAAGAAAGAACACTTAAGTGGACTCGTCAAGATTCAGGTCGTATTGACAGAAGATTAATTGCTGAATTAGGTTTTGGTAATGAGAATGTTTTTCAGTCGACATTTACAGAAAAATATGATGATGCTTTTCTTCATATTTCAATCGATGCATCAGGTTCTATGGGTGGAGAAAAATGGTCAAACTCAATGAAATCAGCGGCTGCAATGTGTAAAGCTGCTTCTATGGTTGGTAACATTCATGTTCAAGTTAGTATTCGTACAACACACGGTCGTAGAGAAACTAAACCTCTTATCGCTATAATTTACGATTCTAAGGTTAACAAGATTGTACACATCAAGAAATTTTGGAAGCATTTAGATGCAACTGGTACTACACCCGAAGGTCTTTGTTTTGAAGCTATCGAAAAGCAAATAGTTGCTGATTCAAATGGTAGAGACGCATACTTCTTAAATCTTTCAGACGGTATGCCTTACTACGGTGGTGGTGAAATGTATTACTCAGGTGAAAAAGCTCTTAAGCACACCGCAGATAAAGTTAAGTATTTCAAAAACAACATGATCAAAGTTCTTAGCTTCTTTATCACCGATGGATACGATAGAAGAGATACACTAAGAGATTTTAGAAAAATGTACGGTAAAGATGCGGTACAAATTGATCCAACAAGTGTAGTGTCACTAGCAAAAGTATTAAATGCAAAATTTTTAGAGGCTTAATAGTGATTGTCTAGATATTTATTATCGATACGTTTGGAGTATACATCGTTAATCGGAACGGGTTCAAATACTCTACAATCCAAAATTGAGGTATATACGTGAACGCTAAAGATAAACAAGATTTAGAACTAGTACATTATAGGTTAGATGAACTTGATAAGAGAATGCAAGATATGAAGGTTATTATGAGAGACGATCATAAAGAAGTTATTACAGATTTCAAATTTATTAAAGAAAATTTATTTAATCCAAACGAAGGGTTATGGGCAGAAACAAAATTAAATACAACATTCAGAATGAATTCACAGAAGTGGAGAGGTGTGGTAGGTACAGGTTTTGTAGCACTGATAATTGAAAGAGTTTGGGGAATATTCACGAGTTAAGGAGTCACAATGTACGGTGCAATTAGTTATACACCACCAAAGTGGACGGAGAAAGTTCATTTCGGTTATACGATGGCAAGATGTTCAGAAATTGCCTATTTAGATAATACAGAAGCAAAAAAAGAGTATAAACGATTAGGGTTTACTGCTCATAGATTTTTTGATGAGGATGGAGCACAGTGTCACTGTACGTGGAACGATGAATGGTTTGTTATCGCATTTAGAGGAACACAAGGTAAAGAGTGGAGTGATATTAAAGCAGATCTTAGTGTTGATTCAGTTGATGCTAAGGGATTTGTTGGTCGCGTGCAGACTGGATTTCAACATGAGTTGGATAAGCTAATACCAAAATTGTTTAAATTTATAATGAAGAAGTATGATCAGAACCGCAAGATCGTATACACCGGTCATTCTTTAGGTGCTGCGATGGCCACACTTGCGGCATCTAGAGCTGAGACACATGTTGATAGTTTATTTACGTACGGTTCACCACGAGTTGGTAATGAAAAATTTGTAAGTAGTTTGTCTTATTTACCCCATTTTAGATTTGTAAACAATGCTGATACCGTTACAAAGGTACCATTCAGACATTGGGGATACCGTCACCATGGAGAGTTGAGATATATAGATGCTAAGGGTGATGTTGATGCTAAATCACATGTGTGGTCTAGATTTTGGGATAGAATTATTGGAAGATTGGATGGAATATTAAATAGGAATTATTTTGATGGTGTTTCTGATCATTCATGTTCGAATTATTGTGAGCACTTACAAAAGTATGAGGAAGAGTATATTAAAGGAGAAGTATGATGCCGAAAGCAAAGAAAAAAGCCGGATTTAAGGTTAACGAATCGGATATTAGAATTTCAGCGAAGAGAACATCTATAAGACGAGAGACTGCTGATAGAAGAAGGAATAGCAATCCTGGTGATGTCTTTTGGGCAAAGGTCATTAATGGTTTTGAGAATTTCTTAAAATCACCATGGAGCAAATGATGGCAATTAAAATAGTAGCAGAGAGAGTACCACCTGGAGACAGATGGGTACTTACAGATGAAGTGATCCAACCGCATGATGAACAGGTTGTGTTAACGTCTCTAACTGATTGTCTGAACGAGATATTTAAGACTACGGGTGATAGAGTTTTTACAGTCGATGCAGGTAAAGGGAATGTTTCTGTTGAAGAGGAACGAACACGAGGACCAAGAGTGTGGGACTTATACGGTGAAAAATCAGACGACAAAGAAATACTCAGCGGTTGATAAACCAATGTACGTGTTTTCTCTACCCGTATTTGAAGACAAAGAAGTTATTGAAGATAGAGATTGGAGAATCTTAGAAGAGTGGGTTATAATGATGTACGAAGATAGATTTGATTTAACAATGTTAATGTTAGCGAGGGCATAATGAAACATGAAGACTATAGGAAACTGATGAGGACACCTTTCGACGAGTTGTCAGCAGAAGACCAAGAGAAACGAACTAATGAATTTCTTAGACGAATGGAATTAGCATCATCGTTTTTATCACAACTTAAAGATGGTAAAATCCATGATGAGTTTGTAGATTTGATAGAAGATGATGATCCGATGAAGGAAATGATAGAAGTAGTAAAAATAAAAGCAAATGATAATATAGGAGCAGAAGCATGAATTTGACTTGGTTTTATTTACATGTAGTATTAGCAACAATAATACTATATAAAGATTACGATGGTACTCTTGAAGAGTCATTAGATAAATTCGAACAGTCGATAGGGTTGTATACACCACCAGATACTATCGATGCAACACCACCGTATTACATACCACCAATTAGTGAGGAAGATGAAAATGCAGAACGAAGTTAATGTGAATCAACAACAGTTAGATCCAAGTAAGATGTCTGTTGTTAAGTGCAAAGAATGTGATCATGATTTGTGGGAACAAAAATTTGAGATACGTAGAGCATCACCTATTACATCACCTACTGGACAGGAAATGTTTGTACAGATTCCTATGATGGTGTGTAGCAGTTGTGATGTACGGTATCCAGTTAAAGGTGATTTATCGTGAAATATTCTCCCGAGTACTATGAAAAAATAGAACAGTATAAACGTGCTCATACGGAGGGCATGTACACTCGAGGTAGTAGGGACCCAGCCGATAAAATTCCACGAAGAGTAGTTGCACCCGATATAACGATGGAAGGTGTAGGAATAATGCGGAATGCTAGCTATTTTGCTAACACTACTGTTATTACTCGCATGTTAGGTGGTGAAAGATTTATTAACAGTGTACTAGATTACGGTAGTGGAAAGCCAGTTCCACTTACGTTTACACCAGGTAAAGCTGGAGAGTATGACCCTTCACGAGCAGCTTCTGAGGGTAAGAAGACTCGAGACGATAAACATGTACAAGATTTTTTATATCCACAAAACCAACAGGATTTTATAGAGTATATCGGTGTTGGTAATAATTTCTATCAGTGGGATCCAGCAATACCAGGAATAGATGATCCTCTTCCACCAGGTGCACAGTGGGATCAAGTGTGGTGTTCGGATGTTCTAGAACATATACCAGAACAAGATGTGGATGCAGTACTTGATGATTTATTTGCTCGAGCTCGTATATCATTAGTGATATTGATTAGTGCTAGTCCAGGAAAGCAGATGTTTAGGGATGATGATTACGAATTCGACTATCAGGGAATGAGGGAAGAAGGGGAAGATTTATACAATATTCAACACGTTCCTGAATCGGATAGACAATCACTAAAAGCTGGTGATGATCTTCATTGTACGGTACGGGATGCTAAATGGTGGATAGATAAGATAAATAAACAAGCAAGGGCAAGGAATTGGCAAGATGCAGACGGAAAGTTTTTAAGATGTTCTATTAAAACTGGTCCTGATCAAAAGGGAACGACTTCAGTTCGAGAGACTAGATGGTTTGGAAAGAATCCTAAAGGACTAACACCGGATACTATGCCAGTGATACAGCGGCAAGGTCAGTGGTGGGAAGATTTTGATAGGATACTGATTGAAAAGAAAGTATATGAGATGGCACGGTTTCCAACGTATCGATATGAACAGTGGCCGAAAACTCCTCCGAAAAGGGGTCACGGCAATATGATATACTGGAAAAAGACTGATATGAAAAATCATCAAGCTGGTAAGGCAGCACAGCATAAACCCGGTTCTTGGGAATCATCACGAATAGATAAACCATCGAATAGAAAGAGGAATGCAGACGGTACAATAAAATGAGATTTGCATTGAAAATACTAAAGTACTTTTTAATATCATTCTTTGTTCTATCAGCAGTAAGAGGACAGTATGCGGTAGGAGATACGATAGATAATTTCAGTTTGGAGATTTGTGAGAATGGAGAAGGTACATGGGAGTATCATCAAGATGGTGTAGGTAATGTTGTATGGATGAATCTCTTCACGTCATGGTGACCAAGCTGTCAAGCGGAGGCTCCGTTGTCTGAAAATATGTGGCAAAATTATCAAGACCTACCGGTAGTAGTAATGGGTGTAGGTAGTGATTGGAGTACTTACTCTTGTGAAGGATGGGTTAATGCATTTGGAATAACATATCCAATGTTAGATGATTACGCTTCAACGGTTTATTGGTTATTCGGTGATGGGTATATTCCGCATAACGTTATACTAGATCATCAAGGTGTTGTACTGTATTCACAATCAGGATTTAATTCAAGTGCTATTATAAGTGTCATTAACAGTGCATTAGATAATATAGATGCCGATAATGATGGTGTTTATAATGGTAATGATAACTGTCCAGATGATTACAATCCAGAACAAGAAGACGAGGACGGTGATAGTATCGGTGATGCGTGTGATCCATGTAATAGTTTAGTATTTACCGGTGGAGATTTAAATACCAATCTAACACTTGATATAGCTGACGTCTTACTGTTGGTCAATATACTAATAGACGGTGAAGGACCACAGTGTCAAGTAGAATCAGCTGATATGAATGCTGATGGATTAATAAATGTTTTAGACGTTATAACAATGGTTCAACTAATATTGAACGGTACTGAGGAACAAGCATTGAGATATTTGGAAGAGAATTTTGATTACATCCCAATGACAACGATCGAGTACGAACAACGATGAACGGTCGCGAAATTTTTAACGGTCCGCGTTTCTCGTATATATCACCCAGAGGAGGGTAAAGCATGAACACACGCTCTCGTAAAGATAAGCCGAGATTCCCAAATCTCACAGAGCAGGAACAAGCCTCGATTCACGCATTCAGCGAGATAACCGATGGTATAGATAAAATGATGAACGATATGAAGGACACACGAGAGGCTCGCAAGGTCTCGAAGTACAATCGATACATCTCATGGCTTTGGGAGGTACCTATTAGTATTTTAATAACAGCGTTACTCACGTTTACAATAATCACGTTAGCAGTGGCTACTTTACTGGTCAGCTCCGTAATATTCGTGTGCACGCTTACGGTAACCATAACCGCGTACGCCCTCGACGAGTGTACACACAGCGTAAGGAAGATATGGAAAACTTAAGAAGACCGCTACTCGAAGTACTCAAAGACGCTTGGACCGATGGACCCCAAGGTACCGATTGGCTCGTCTACACGGTAGCCGGAATACTGCTATACAAGGCAGTAAGGTACGTTATACACATACTAACGAGTAACTAGTTACGATCACCGGAACTGCACCAAGAGTCCTGATATAGTCATGGTCGACGATGTTATTTAAAGTAATGTATACTTATGGGTAGCTATATCCTACGTCTGGTGGTTGATCTAGGTACTGTGCGCGCTGTTGTGGTAACTGTTTTCCCCACCCAAAGTATGTATATATGGCAAACAAGTATGACATTATGACACCAAAATACCTTACAAAAAAGCAAGTTGCCGAGCTCATGCACTGCTCGATAAAGACCGTGGACCGCTACCGCCGGGCCGGGATCCTACCGTACATAAAGATGGGTAACACGAGCAATGCGAAGGTGCTGTTCGAAGAGCAGGACGTGGCAGACTTCATGGCGCGGCGGAAGTATAACAGCGGGCTGCGTGTACACGGAGAGGGCTGGGACTACAACTCTGGCTTCAAGCCGGGAGGAGAGCTGGTATCTGGTAGTCGGGGAACCAGCGGATCCAGGGACTATATCGGCATGGAAGACTATACCGACGTACCGCCAGACTGGTAAATTATTTTCGCTTTTGTGAAAATAAACATGTACTTATACCGGTTTTTACGTGTATATTCTTATAGAACAAATGACTAAATAATAAGCAACTAGAGGTTACCATGACAAACAACATTATAGTAAAAATTGAATCTGTTTCAGCTACTCGTACCAGGGCCGTAGCGGCCGATGGCACGGATTACTCAGCTGAGATGCCTTCATACAAGCGTAAACAGATCTTAGCCGAGACCGGTTATGCTGTTCGCAAGGAAGGTAGCACTGGAAGAGTCTTCTGGCGTCCAGTGTCTGAAGCTGACTACAACGCTACAAGAGCTGTGGAGACTACGGTTGATGATACTCCCTCGGATCATAAGGAGATTACCAACTATATTCACACATCTTATAAACTTAAGCCTCGCGGCCTGATGATGAACGAGATCAAGTGGAAGTATCTCGTCAGGTCTGCCGTAAGAGGTAAGAACATTATGATGACAGGTCCCGCCGGGTGTGGTAAGACTATGGCTGCTAAAGCTTTAGTCACGTCTCTCGACAGACCTGATTTCTACTTTAACATGGGTTCTACACAGGATCCTAGAGCTTCCCTCATCGGGAACACCCATTTCAATAAAGAGACGGGTACCTACTTCTCAGAGGCCCTCTTCGTGAAGGCTATCCAAACTGAGAATGCAGTGATACTTTTAGACGAGTTATCCAGAGCTCACCCAGACGCATGGAATATTCTAATGACGGTCCTCGACGAAGGACAGCGTTACCTTAGACTGGATGAAGCAGAGGGTCAGTCTACGATCGAAGTGGCAAAGGGTGTCACATTCATCGCAACAGCTAACATTGGTAACGAGTATACCGCAACTCGAGTAATGGATCGGGCGTTAGTTGACAGGTTCACCCAAATTGAAATGGATGTACTTAACCAGGATGATGAGACAACGCTCTTAACAATGATTTATCCAAACGTCAAGGAAGACCTTATTGGTAACGTTGCCGAGTTTGCGTGGGTAACCAGAGTAGAGGCTGGTAACGACGAAGGTAAGCTCAGCACCCATATATCCACTAGGTCAACCGTAGAGATTGCAGGGTTGCTGTACGACGGGTTCAGCCTAGCCGAGGCAGCAGAGGTAGCAGTACTACCCAAGTTCGACAACGCTGGTGGCCTCGAGTCAGAGAGAACCTTCGTAAAGCAGTTACTGCAGAAGTACACCGCAGACGGATCTGCCGAAGAGCTGTTCGCGGACGCAGACGAAGAGGAGTTAGACAATTAATGTGTGTAGCTGGTAACCTCACACTGGGAGCGACGGGTGGTAGCGATGCCACCCCAGCTCTGCACACAGACCGGGTGCCCGGCGGAAATCGGAAACGATTATCGTTTTTTTTCTGGCGCCCAATCAATATTACCACCACTAAGGTTTTGAACCCCAAAGGTAATATATACAACAACCATATAATATGGGGTGGCAGCAGAATGGTCGCTAAGAATTCAAGTCCCGGTCAGGAGGAGGGAGGAAGAGGAATAACTGTCCCAGTTCCCTCCTCGCCGGGCAACCCATTATTTTGTAACTCAATTGGGAGTCCAGTCGACCGGTCAGATATGGAAGGTTCGAGTCCTTTGCAATTGTGTCCATCCCACAACGCTCGCCGCTTGGATGGCTCTGTTGAGTGCGGTGAGTGATATGACTGAGTTTGAATCGGTAGCTTGTAAGGTTTTGGGAATCGTTATATTCCTGTTGTTAGTTATACTGTGGGTACAGCTCTGAAGGTAACTAATGTAGTAGGACCTGAGAGACGTAAGTCTAAGGCTAGGCTCAAGAGAGTTGCTCAGTTGACTAAACCTATGGCTAGACCCAAGTACATGACCAATAACGTAGCCGAAGTTACTAGACCGTATTGGAACCAGCCTATCAGTGGTATCTGTTACGATACTGTTTGGGAACTGGCCGAAGCTATTATACCTGGGGTGTACTGTCATGATAAGCTTAGTAAGCGGAATTTTTACAAGATGAGTAGGGAACAGAACTTTCATTTACGGAGCCTTGACAAGTTAGAGCTTAGGATGCTTGATTGGGCCAGACATGTGGATTATAACCAGGCGGATCCTGAGTTCCGTGAGTTTGCTGAGGACGTGGATTACGTACAGCACGGGCAGAAACTGCTCTTTAAGAGAGCTGTGCAAATCTTCTCTAAGGTGGACAAGCAGAAGTGTAACGAGCTGTACAAGAAGTACTGGCTCCCAATAAAGGTACATCACAGTTATACTAAATGAAGCTATCAGAATACTGTATGCTCCCAGAGGAGGAGAGAATTAAGATGAGTCAACGCTTGGCGTTTCACGAGCTACTGGATGGTAACAAGTTTGAAGGTACTTCCCAAACTACCCAGCAAGGTGAGAAGACTAAGAAGCTTATCCTTAGGATCATTAAGTGGGGTGAGGTCAATAGAGTTCGTAGAGCTCAGTTTGATTACCTACTATCTGACGCCTTCAAGGAAGATTTACATAGGGCCGTTGTCATAGATGGACTGGCCAACACACAAGCTGGTATCTCCAGGGTTGAGAAGAAGGAAGCTAACGAGCTGTGGAACAAGTATGCTAGGAATAACAGACATACATGGCAATCTAGTATAGATGCCGAGGGGATAACACGCAAATTTTAAACGAAGATATATCGCATTTTGAAACATTTACTTGATATATATTACTAACAAGAGGTTATTATGAAAGAACGACTACTCTACTGGTTACATCGTTACGTGAAGCGATTACCATTTTTACCACCCCTTAGTTATGGTTTTTGGGCAAGCTTAGCCTGTCCAGGTAAGGAACCATTACATTTCCACCATGACGGCTGTCCACATTGTGATTGGTCAGACAGTCGAGGTGACTACGCTGGGAGGGTATCATGGCACGTGTAATTACAGGACCAGCAACAAACATTACAAAACATCCTAAGAGCCACGTCCGAGGGTGGTCCTTGGGCTGGGCTGAATTACTAGGTGCTGACATAGACGAGACGTGTTCGGCAGATATTTACGATTACGACGAGATATACCTAGACCATGGAGTTAATTGGGCAGGAAGCCTTAACTTATTTGCAGGTGCTACGGACTCGGTGTTCGAAAGGTTTGATAGACTTATGCAGTTTCACTACGAGTACGGTAAGATAGCGTCTCTCGACTGGGAGATGCCTGATTACGGGAACTTCCTTATGAAGAGATTGAAGGCACCCACCACATCAGATCATATTACGCCAGCTTGGTGTTCTAGGTTATCGGAGGTGTGTAAGGCTATAAAGCATATTAAGCAAACCGATTTAGGAGTGGAATGGTTATCGTGGGGCGACAGTCATACACCCGCATTCGCACCGAAGGGGAGCGCTGTGTCTAAGTTGGACGGGCGAACCTTGTACGGTGTAATAAAGGATAACACGCTTGACAAGATTGAGGTTGACGATCGTATCAAGGGCATCACACTGTGCCTTGGTCACATCGACGTGAGACATCACCTGTGTCGGCCTGAAAGCATTTCGGTTAAGGAGTTATGTGAGGAGTACTTAATAGCGTGCCGTAAACTGCGTGACCGTTTGAATTATTCTCTCACGCGATCCGTTCATATTGAGGTGGTGGCGCCGGTTCCCATCGAGCACGAAGATAGAAAGATACCAAAGACAGGTTACTTTAAGAAGACACCGTTCTACGGGTCTAGGGAAGAGAGACAAGCGAAGACACTAGACATTATGAATTGCTTGATAGGGGGAGAATTTCCGGTTATATCACCACCGGGTTACAGGTACAGTATGGATGGAGAAGAGTATGCTAAAGAGTATATGGAACTAGGTGGTTCAGTACACATGGCTCCGCCTTACTACAGACGTTACGATAAGGAAGAGTGGAAGAATATTAATGTCAAAACCAGATA